AGGAGGCGCGAGTGCTGGGGCTGACACGACTTGAAATCGTCTTGATCGCCGCTCTCTCGCTGCTTGTGGCCTACATGTATGACACGCGAATTTCCGCCTCGCGCGCCATCGCCGCCCTACAGAGAGACGGATACACAGACATCTATCTAGTGGGGTCGACGTGTCGCGTTGCTAGGGCGTTCGACAAGAACGGCGCCGAGGTCGATGCATTTGCATGTGCGTGGCGCGGCAACTGAGGAGCCGAAGCGTGGTGTCGCCCGTGCCTAAGCATCTGCGGACGGAAGCGGAGTGCGCGAGCATCCCGGCCGCGCTGCGCGAGCACGTCTGCGACTTGGCGCTAGACGCCTCAAAAGGCGTGAAAATACCGGGCTCGCAGCACCATCGCGCGAAGTTTCCGCCGGGTCTCGCTACCGAGCTAGTCAAGATCGCAGGCACCGTTCACGTGGGCGACCCTATGGCCGGCACAGGGACACTGGCGTGGGAGACCGGACTGCCCACGGTCGCCCTAAACGACATCGATAGGGGTATGTCACAGTTCTTGCAGCCGCTCGCGCGGCGCGGATGCACCGTCACCTACCGACCGGCGACGGACATCCCATGGAAGCGCGATGCGTGCATCTTCTCACCGCCATACTACCCGCGTACTGACAGGTGCGTGCCCAACGCGCACGACGACGCCAAGCGCGGCCCGGTTGTCGGGTTCCGTGACTGTTACAACAGCGACCATCCGGCCGCCATCGGCAACCCCGGTGGCGTGAATGCGATCTTGCGCTACCGCGCGCAGATGACTGACGTGTACGGCGCCCTGTGCACCCAATGCGACCGGATGATCGTGGTCACCAAGAACTGGATGCGCCTCGGCGTGGAGTTGCGCCTAGACCTCGACACGATACTCATGGCTCAGTCGGTCGGGTGGCGCTTGACGGAGCGGCACGGCTTCGAGGCCAAGCCGTCCCTGTGGGCGCGCTTCAACGCGGATCGCGGGAAACGACAGGGCCGAACCGGCATGGTCAACGTCGAAGACGTGCTAGTGTTCGATCAGTAAGCAGAGCGGTTGAGGACCGCACAACGGAGGAGCGTTACGGGAATTTCCCGTAACTCGCGTGTGACGCACAACAAAGGGGTGGCTATGCCATTCGATCACGACGGGCGACACGTGCCGGACGCGGATATGTGCGCCAAGTTCCTGCGTGCTCATAGCAAGTACCTCATGGAATCCAAGACCGAGTGGCCATACGTCAACAGCGCTAGCGCCATCAGCCAGATCAACAACACCGCTGCGGACCTCCTTGATGGAATCGGGGCGGCGGCTGCCGCCCGCAAAATGGAGCGGATGACGATTGCTCTCCTTGGCGTCATAGGCCGCTGGGAAGACAACAAGGGCGTTCTTGAGCGAGAGTTCATCGACCGCGCGCGCGACGCGCTGCGGGCTGCATAGCAAAGGAGCCGCTGTGACCTGCGACGAACAGCGCGACCTAATAAAGAACCTGCGCGAGCGCATCGCGGAGCTTGAGAGCTTCCTGAGGGCCATCGCTTTCGCCCCAGAAGGCAGTGTTAGCGACAGTGTTCGTCATCGCGCCAAGCAATTGATTGGCCTTGTCAGTTAAGGAGAGAAAAAATGAATGGTCGAAGTGACGCCATGGAGAAAGCAAGGCCACCATGCGACTCCGTGCACGAGTTTATCGAGGCGCTAGCTGACCCAGATGTGCATTTGCGCACTGATCGTTGGCAAGCTGGCGGGTTGGTTGCCACGACGTGTTGGGGCGACAGCAGCAAAGCGGCGATCATAGATGCGATCAAGCGTGCGCTAAGCGCTAGTTAAGGATGCCATATGGAAATCGTATTCGCGGCGATCATCTGGAACGCACAAGCTATCAGCTATGTGCCGATGAGCCGCCAGCAATGCGAAGTGGTGCGCCAGTCAAACTGGCACACAACCAAACCGTTGGTTGAATGCATGGCGGCTAAGTGGACATGCGAGCGAGGGTTCCGCCTGATAGAACCCATTGTCAATTGAGGAGCGCGAAGAGGGTGCCGACTGACCGAGACTGGAAACGGCTCGCCGCATCGCAAGATAAGCGCATCGCGGAGCTTGAGGCCGCAATTCGCAAACATCGGAATTGGATCTGGGGCAGCGATCCCAAGCAGGTTGCGAGCACGCATGATCGCGAACTCTATGCGGTATTGTCGAAACCCGAGCAGAAGTAGAGGAGCGAGGCCGTTGACTGAGACGCAGGCGCGTATTGCTGGGGTGATCGATGGCCTAACGACGGCTTACGCTACCGTTTTGAACGCGAGCCGAGCAGAGGCTCTAAAGCTTATCGCCGCCCAGATCGAGGACCTGAAACGTCAGTTCAATGAGCTGTCAAGATAGGAGCGGCCGTGGAGATCTCAAAGGAAGCTGGGCGCGTCAACCTTGGCGAGTGCGATTTTGATGCATCCGTCTCGTATAGCTATGGCGGCTACGCCCCAAAGCTAACGCTGACGCTCGACAGCAACCTAGTCGACGTGAGCGTCTACCTAGATCCCGACGAAGCGCGGCGGTTAGGCGTAGCGCTAATGGATGCCGCAAACGCCGCAGAGGCGTCGCATCGAGATTTCAAAAAATCCAACGAAACATGAGGAACCGACCAAATGACGGTCGATGAGGCGGAGGATGCTCTGCGACAACTACCGAAAGCCGTCGAGGTCTTGGCCGTCCTAGCGGCAGTTGATGTGTCCACGTTTCGGGATGGTGAACTTCCTTACCCGATTCCAAGCGCTGGCGATGACTTCATCGCGGAAGTGGTTACGGCTTTCCAAAATCGACTGTCTAAGTGAGGAGGCCCGCATGTGCAGCGTGTGCAAGGACAAGCAATGTCATTGGGGAGAGTATTGCTATCCGACTGGCAAGAGCACCCGGAGCCGAGACCTCCAGGACGGACTCAAGCGAGCCATTCTTCGACGAGATCCGGAGCAAGCCTTGACTTCCATTTTCAAATTTTTAGAGACGAAACCGAAGCCAAATTGAGGAGCCAAAATTCCGGAAATCCTTTTGTCGTATTTGTAGATCCAGGTGGGGACCCGAAACCAGCTGTTGCAAGTTGGGGTTATAGGCGCGACTTTACTGACCTGAGCAAACACGCAGTGCTATGGCTCCCTCACTCAGACAACTAAACGTGCCCGCCCTGAGGGTAAGCTACGACCGTCCGGTCGATGTGCTGCACATCACGGTCGGGGCGCCGACGGAGTACGAGGGCGACGGCCTACCGCGTGGCATTGAGATCGATTACTCGATGGATGATGGCGCCATTTGCGGAGCCAAAGTGATCGGCTTCGAGAGAAATGGTTGGGCGAGCGAAATAGCAAATCTAGCTCGGCAACTCGCGGGACACTTGAGAGTGAGCCCGGCTGACTTGGCGATTGCTATAGTGAATGCCACTAACCCTGCCGCATGCGGCCACGCGCGCGCGAATTGGAAAGACCCAAAATGGGGCACGTCGGAGTATCGTGGCGAGGAGCGCTGCGAATTCTGTGAGGCATTGACGAAAATCGAACAGAAGTAGAGGAGCCCGCCCAGTGACACCCATACGCGAACGGATCATTGAGGTTTTGCGCAAGTACAACGTCAAGCTGCCCGGCGCCCCGTTGGACGCTCTCGTGGATGCCATGGAACGTATCGTCTCAAATGACGTGCTTCGGTTAAACGAGATGCGCGAGACCATAGAGGCGCATAAGCGCAAGCGGACTCAATCTTGAGCGTCAGGGAACGTCAAGTTCACCCCCGACTTGGTCAAGTTAGGTCAAGTGCAGTGGCAACCTTAAGAATTCCTTACACACTGAATTGCCGAGAATTTCGGCAATAACAAAGGAGCGTAACGTGGGTGCAGAGGAAGATCTCAAGGCTAGTCTAGACAAGGCCGAGGGGAGAATTCTGGAACTCGAGGCGCAGATTGAGCACCTAAAGGCGATCATCGCAGGGCTAGGTGGTCATGTTCCTGATCGGTGAGTTGTATGGCCAGCTTGAACGGCGCTCGCGCTGGTGGTGATTGCTGGTGGATTCATTCTATGTTCGGCGCCATTCTGTTCCGTTCTGTGCCAACCTATATCATTGAAAACATTGGGCGTGGGCGGTTAGCTCAGCGGTAGAGCGCTTCGTTTACACAGATGCGGAGGATTGCTCAGGATCTCTCGATTTTATCGATGTTTCCGGGGCGTTCTCAGTCGAAAACGTAACCTGCTGGTGGTTTCCACTGGTGGTTTTGGCTCTTTTTCTGCATCGGGCAGCTTTACGACCTTCCGCTCGGTCAGCGCCGGTATCGTCTCCACTGCCTCTACAACTTGAGCCTGGTCGGTGTGGACGTACCTGATCGACGTTGACGGGTTGCTGTGGCCGAGCTGGGTCTGAATGATCCGCGTGTTGTCCGTCGTCTTGCCCAGGAGTGTTCCGTGGGTATGGCGGAGGTCATGCCACCGGACATCCTCCCGGCCAATTTCCTTCCTGACCCACTCCCAGAGCTTCCGATCGTTCTTTAGATCGAACAGGAAGGCGTCATCGTCCATCTCGGGACTGATGCGCTCCGCCAGCAGCGCGACGGCGGCCGTGTTCAGGTAAACGGTCCGCTCGCGGTAGCCCTGGCGAGCCTTCCGCTTGGCCAGGACCGTCATGCGCCGGTTGGCTAGGTCTACGCGGCCCTTGGTGACGGTTTCCAGCTCGTTCTTGCGGACCCCGGTGTAAACCGTCAGCTCAATGGCATCGGCCATGTCGCGGCTCCTGGGGTCCATTAAACGGACGGCCTTGCTGGCCTCCTCCACCGTCAGGGTGGCTGTCCTCTTGCCATCGGCAGGAAAGCGGTGGTCCCGCCAGCGAATGGCCCTAACGGGGTGCTCCCACCGATCCCGCGCCATGCAGTAGGCGGACTGGAGCACGTCCAATTCGCGATTGATGGTTGCCCGGCTGACGGGCATCCTGGATCTAGTCGTTACATAACGGTTAACGTCGGCGTTGCCGAGCTCGGCCAGCGGCTTGTCGCGACCGATGATCTCGAGCAGGCGTTCAATGTGATATTTGACGCTCTTGGCTGACGGGAGGGGGCCGGCGTGCTCCTCCCAGTATTTCGCCATCATCCCGTCGAGGGTAAGGGGCTCGTATCTGCGGGCGAGTTCTTGTCGGATTTCTGACTCGATTTCGCTGGCCCGTTTTTCGGCATCCCTGCGGGTTGTCTTGCCAGTGCCTCGCGAAAACTTTTTGCCGCCGACCCAAACGTCTGCCGTGAACGTTTCCGCTTGGGTGCCGTCCGCGTTGCGACGACGGTAGACGGTAGGCATTTCGATCCCCTCATGTAGGCGTCCAGATCCCGCACATCATACAGCTTGCGCCGGTTCGGGCGACAGACCGGGATTGGCAGGCTCCTTAATGCTCGCTCGCTCAGGCCAATATATTTGGCTGCGTCTGGCTCGCTCATATAACGGCGCTCAGTCTCGGCCATTGCTACCGCCATCTCTTGTTGGAGATCCAGCCGACCAACAAACCGATCAGAATAAAAGCCCCGAAGGAGGCCAGAGCAAAGATCGCTATGCCTGCAAGGGTTTCCAGCATTAGAACGGCGCCTCTGGGCCGTCATGCGTCTCTATGGTGCGCGTCGGTCCTCGATCCGCTCTCTCCCGCAACAGCCTAACAATCGTCGTCAGGCTCCAGCCGATTAAGACGACACCAACAGCTAGAGCTGATGGGATTAGCCAGTCGGAATTGGCGGACATGATCTCGTAGGTTCTCATCGCTACTCTCCTTCGTGGTCGCAGCGGTGGGTGTCTTTGCCGAATATCCAGCAGGCAATTCGCTCAAGGAGCGTCGGGCCATAGCCGCATTGGGGGCACTTGCCGCAGCGTGTCATCTCTCAACGACCTCTCCATTGAGTTTCTTCTTCCATCGCCCATTCCTATTGGTCGCGAATGATCGACCTTTGGGGGCGATGCCGAAGTGTCGATTAGAAACCCGTTTCCCTTTGGCTATCTTTGAGATGTCCTCGGCCGTTTTCGGCTTATGGCAGGAAGCGTGGGCCGGCAGCACCTCTCGGCCTCCGTTGGCATACGGCGATGGGTGCTCTGCTTCCCAGCCTTCCCGAGCCGGGTAGATCGGAAGCCCGCACAGGTGGCATTCCATATAGACGCGGTTTAGCATATCGAGGCGCTTATGCTTCTCGAAACACTCGCGCCGATCCTTTGCCGCTCTGGGTCTGCTGCTCATTTTCCCGCCAGCTCCTCAAGCCAAACCTTATGGCGCACTCTGGCGATCTGCAGCGGCCAAACCCTGACCTTTACGGAGATCTGGTCGTCGCTGTAGCCCTTGATAACCAATTTCTCGATGCGAGCATTGACGCGGGCTTCTTTGACGGATTTGGCTATGCCTCTTGGTGGTAACTGGATCACGCAGCTTTCCCCCGCGATAGCTGATCTGCTGATACTCCGAGAGCTAATTCAAGTATGTGCTCGACGGCTTCTCGAATTCGTCCAAAATCTCGCTGTCCGACCGCTCCGAACGCGATGCTAGCAGCTGTGACAATCTCAAGGCCATTACTCGTAACTCGCAGTTCATGATAACCTGCTGGGCCATCAAGTGCTCGACACGCTCCCTCAACAGCTGATCTGAAAGCTGCGCGGGTTGTGTCGCTCGACGCATAGCCCTCCGGAATTTCCACTGTAGCCACATTGGTGTGCCCCGCTTGGATGAGCGCCCACGCGCGCAATTGATCTTCACTTGACGGTTGAAACGCATGACTATGACTCCAGTTCGAGAACGCAACTTTGAGCAACCCGAAGAACCTACGATGGTCTGGTAGGCTTCTCGCCTTACCAAGAACCGCTCCGCACTCGGGACACGCGGTTGTCATGCCGCTTCCCCATCAACGGCAATGCGCTCGCTGTGATACTCGTATTTGTCCGCGACATGCTTGATCCATTCGGGAGGCATGTCTGCGATCTCTTGGGCATGCTTGTCTCGGATCTCATCGAGATCGTCTTGAGTTTTCGCGGCGCGAAACTCTTTGTCGACGGTCTCAAAGACCTTGTTTGCGCCGTCTTTCCTAGCCCGATATGCGGATTTCGGCTTTTTGCTAGCCAGCGCTACTTGATCCTCTTCGGTATCGGCTTGCGGCAGGCTATCGAGATCCATGTCCCCAGTGGGTAATTTGAATAAGGACCGAAGAAACGCCTTTTCGGCGTAACTCTGTGCTGCCTGATGGGTCTGGGGGCCAGTGACTTGGATATAGAGCGAACGCCGGCAAGATGGGTGCTCCCAAGTCGCATCCTCAGTTGCAAGTACGAAAGAGAAACAGGCATGGAGCCATTGGACCGTTTTGCCGTCTTTCTCGACCTTGACGATTTCATGCTTGGTTTCCAGGGGAATGATGACTAACCCAACCTCGCCCATCTTGCGGGTGACGCCAGCATAGATGTCGTCCGTAGAGGCGAACTGATAGCCGCCATGGTTGTTGCGCTGCGACTTGCTGATAGCCTCGACCGAGACTTGTATCCTGGAGATAGCCTTGACGATTGATCCTGGTATCAGCGTCATGGGCTGGGGCGGAGTCGGCGGAGCATGGTTCACGGTTTCCGCGCTGGCGTGTAAGCCGTTGTTATATGGGTTCATCTCAGCAATCTCCGGTCTTGAGCCGATCCGCCAGCACCCAAACCTCATCACCGATTTCGCACTTGGCGCCATTGGCGATGTGCTCTTCCGTGGCCGGAACCCTATCGACGAGGCCGAGATCTTCAGCGCGGCGGAGAACATAGGAAACGGCGTTGGGTCTTATCCGCTTGTCGCCAGAACCGTCTGTCGCCAGGAATGTCGGCAAGACATCAAGCGCGAACTCACGCAAAGCGTCATCAAGCGTCATTGTTCAGGCTCCTGTGGGGCTTCAATATCTGTTCGATCAAAAGCAAGCCTTCAAGCTTGTCGATGGCGCACATTCGGTCGATTAGGGGGCGGACCTTATCAGCTAGCGCCAGCAATCTGTCCGAGCTGACCAGATCCTTTTGCAGCTTCTGCAGCCTGCGGTAGGATTCCAGCTTTGCGTCTCTGTCGATGGCGCGCCAATCGATCTTGAGGACGTTATTAGTCATAGAACTGCCCTCCTCGTTGTGTGCACACCCACCAAGCGCCCCCAACAAAACCTAGGTTGACGCCAAGCCAAAGGAATAGCAGGGCTAAGATTAGGTCACTCATGATCCGTCTCCATAAACGGGCTCGTCACCAAAAATGCCTTCCTTGATTTCCTCTGGCGTTCGCGGGTCGTCGGCGGCCAACAAGCCATCTGTCCCGAGGTCGCACTGGGAAATCAGCTCAAACATCTCTTGCGCTGCTTCGCGGGTATCGGCTTCGATTTCGCGCTCGCCTTCGATGATATATTGGACGATATATTTCGCCACGACACTCACTCCATAATCCACGGCATCCTCGGCATTTCGCTAGGGTGGCGACTTCTTGCGCGATCAACCGCTGCAATTGCGTTGTCAATTGTCCATTCGCGCTCTTGGATTTCTCGGCGCATTTTCTTGAGGCCTTCGCGGATTAACGCTTCAACCTTCAATTGCCTCTCAAGCGTTTCGACCATCATGCAGGTGCGCTCGATTTCATCGCCTAAGATGCGCCGCAGTTCTGTGATGTCTTCTGAGGTCAGGGTAGAATGTACGAACATGTCCATAGTGGTCTCCCTCGGTTTGAAAGTGGTGGGGCCGGTCCCCCAAGTCCCTCAAAGAACCGGCCCCAAGTGCGAACGGAAACTCTGTACCCCCGCGATACGGCTTCTACGCTTGCACTCCCCCGTCCGCCCCCGCAGCGGATGGCTGTAAACTCCTTATTGTGATCTGCTTCTTTCGTCTGACGCTGAATCCAGCCTCTTCCAGAATGCGCTCTATGATCAGCGCTCCGTGGTCGTAATTGGCGGCCCTTAGCTTTGCTCTTGAGAATGCGGCGGCGAGAACCGCCAGCATGTGCTTGCGCTGCTGCGGGCTCATTCGACGGCCTCATCCTCGATGTTGGTGGCCTTGGCCCACTCGATGGCGCCAGCCTCTGCGGCTGCCTTGTATCCGTACTTCTCCGGCATCAACTCGCCGCCGACATAGGCGCGCCACCATCCTCCCTCGTAGCGCACGTTGATCTGGCGATGGTCGCCCTGCATGAAGCCGTAGTAAAAATTGAAACCGTCTGGCCGCTCGGAGAGGATGCTCATCACACGGCCTCCGCGACTTCGTTCTGCTGGTGCTGCTGCCAGTCGCGGTCGATCGCGACCCACATGTCTCCGAAGGAGAGCCAGCGCTTTATTGGACCATAGAGGGGATGATGGCGGCGGAGCGCCTTGAGCACATACGTGCCGCCTTTGCACCCGAAGGCCGAGAGGCCATCAATCGTCCAGCCGCCGTCTTCCCAGTCTGACTTGACGATGTGGGCGACGCCTTCCAACTCGATGAGGCAATAGCCGTCGTCTGAGTGATCGCGCCAGGTAAAGGGGAAATCCATGTTCGCCTCCTAGAGGTCACTGAGGCGAGCGGCCGAAGCGCGCTGTTTACTTCGGCTTGGGACCTCTCGGTGGGGTGAGAGTTGCCCGCCTCAGTGACGAAATATACAATACGTATTTCGATGGCGTGTGTCAATACGAGATGTATTTTATTTTCGAATGACGAAGGGGCGTTGCGGATTTGCAACGCCCCTTGGAGTGTGTCAGATTTAGACTGGTGCGTAGTCGACGTATTTGCCGACTACCTTGCCCAGCAGGCGGATCTTTTCATCGCTGCGGGCTGTGGAGAAAGAGAGTTCCTGCCGCAACTTTGGATCGTTCGATAGAGTAGATAGCCGCATGCCACCGTTTGCGTCTTTGGACATCACACGGCGCAATGTCTTCTCCATCAATCCGCCGCGCGTCCGTTCGATATAGACCACGTCTCCAATGACGAGATCCGCAGCGTCATCCTTATCCAGATGAACGCAAATCGCATAAGACCCTTGGGGAAATTCTCTATTCATGCTCGCGTCTGCAAGCCTGATAGCAAATCGCTCGTTATCATCAAATGCACGCTCCGGAGCGCTAACCTGCCCGATCGGAGCAACTTGTTGAATATCCACGTCTTGCCACCTTCCAATCGCCGCTTCGCCAACGACTGGGATGCCCGTAACTGAGCTAGATGCGTCTTTCTCGAAGCCTAATAACCAGACTTCGTCGACCTTAAAGGCCCGCGCATACTTACGGGCAGCCCGCCCTATGGCCCGTTCACCTGACTCGTGCTTACTGTACGTCACATAAACCCAATGAAACCGCTCAGCGGCGGCGCGCGCGCTTCTGAACCCCCTTTTGCGGCGCGCCTCTTTGAGCCGTGCCGCCTGCAGCCGTCGCCGCCTATCCACGTCCGATAGTTCCATACGGCAAGAATGCACATTCCGTCAATACCCGTGGTATTGACATCTGTGTATCCGATACGTATACATTCTCCCCCATGGCGACCCTCAAAACCTCGTTCGCGGAGTTGATCGGCACGTGGCCCCGCGCTGAAGGTCAGACCTCCATCGCCACGTTCGCGGCCGACATAGGCGTAGCCTACTACCACGCGCAAATGATGCGCTACCGGAGTTCGGTGAACGCAGATTTTTGGCCAAGCGTTATCCGCGCCGGAAAACGGCGTGGCGTTGAGGTCACGCATGATGAGCTCGCAAGAATGAGGGAGAGACGTAAGCGCGTTGGGCGCCCTAGGCAGCGGGTGGAAGCCCGCCTTGCCACGGGATGAATAGTTTCAAGTCGATTGCGTAAAACATAACCACACCCTCACCAAGTTTTGTTCGTGGTGGCGTCTCCGAAGAGTTGACTTGCCGCAAGTCCGCCACGGGTTGAGTATGCATCTTGTCAGACTATTGTCAACGAGCGTTCGTGGTTTGGTCTCCTAAAACACTAATCCATGCTGTTGCGTTCTGGCATCCCCCAAACCGGGGAGATCTGAAGTTCCGCGTCAAGAGTGAGTTGCCCGGCGTGCAGCGCTGGGCTGATGCAGGAAACGGCTGGCTGACGTTGCTCCGCCAGCTGTGGAGCCTCCCTCGGCGATGCATCAGCCCTGCGGTGCCCGTCACGCGCTTCGGGCATGCCCCAGCCCACCTGGGCCTCTTCTAGCGCGCCATGCCTCCAACTGGGCGGGCTCCGGCCCGCCTTCTTTCTACCGGGGAAGGAAATGTTGCATCCGCACCGCTTGCCTTGGACCGAGGAGCGCTCTGCGCTCGCTTCCGAACGCTGGCTCGCCGGATGCAGCGCCAGCGAAATAGCCAGGGAGCTCGGCGGCACCACGAGGAACGCGGTCATCGGACGATTGCACCGCCTAGGGCTCAGCGGCCGAGATACCCCAACCCGCAAGAGCGTCCGCACCGGCGCGCAAACGCGCCGTCGCAGACGGCGTCAGCCCATTAGCGAGGTAGAGGCGATCGAGCGCCAGCGCCGCAGAGCGGTTGCTGCCATCTCAATTGAGCGTTGCGACAATCAAGCTGGGCCAGACCTTCTTAGGCCGGTCCATGAAATGGTCAAAACGGTTGACCTCGAGCAGCACCATTGCCGCTGGGTCTACGGCGACGGCCCATTCTTACACTGCGGCCTGACGAAAACCCCAGGAACTCCCTACTGCGAATTTCACGCTAAGCGCGCCTACAGGCCGCTCCAGCCAACCTACCACGGAACCTCCGTCAGCCGCGTCGGGAATGCCTTTTTTGCGTTGAACAACATTCCGCTGGGCACGCAAAGCACCTCCCTAAAGGAATTCGACGCGGAGCCAGCATAATGTCGAAAGCAAGCAAAATCAGGAACCTGTACGCGATCGGTCTAACTGTTAACGAGATAGCAGAAGAGGTTGATTGCCTCCCTGAATATGTCCGCGTTTGCGCTCGTCAGAGAACCAATGCTTGGGGCGTTTCGAAAAGTGACGTGCGCTATCTGAAGAAGAGGTTCGGCGCCCGAACCCTTCACGAGGCATGGCGCCGGTACGGCCGCCACTACAACGCGCAGCGCAGGCTTTATCCCCTAGGGGAGGCTGCGTGAGCTCCAGCGCCACAAGAATGGAACGGCAAGTCCGTAACCAAGGACGTGTGTTGTTCTTGGTGTCGGCGCTATTGCTTTTGACTTGCGCCAGCATGACGGGGACGTTTGGGTGGACCATCGGTCGAACCACGTTCGACAAGATTCTTTACACCGTTGGCCTCGTGTCAATTGACGTTGCCGGGGCCGCCTTGATGGCAGCATCTGGCGTTTTCGCCGGCAACAAGCGGCACCGCGCATGCTTTGGCGCCATGGTTGCCGCCCTTCTGTGTTGCGCCGTCACGCTGTTGGGAATCGGCGGATTCCAGGCCGAGAACCGCGAAAGCCAGGTCGCCGCCCGCAAGAAGGTGGTTGGTCTGGCCGATAATTCCATTGAATGGTTCAAGACCATAACCAAGGAATTCACCAAGGAAAAGAGCGCCAAGGGCGCAACCAGCACCAACACTGATGCGATGGTCGCTGGAATGGAGAGCGTCGGCAAGGCCGTCAAGGAACAGCAAGACAAGCTGCAAAGCGGTGAAATCGCCGCCGTTGCCGATGGGCAGTCAACTCTCATATCGCGGCTAACTGGGGTTAGCGAGGACACTGCGCGGAGCTGGACGACGGCCTTTATGACGCTCGCGTTCTTAATCGCCCAATATTCCTGCCTCTGGTTTGCTGGGTACATGCGGCATGAAATTGAGCCGGAAGTCTCCTCTTTAACCCACGGCCCTCGCGGCGCTCCGCGCCCAGGAAAATCGGGACAATTGACAACAATTGTCGGCCGAACTTCCTACGAAGACGCCAAGAAGGATGTAGAGGTAAACGTCGCTGCGGGCATCGAGCTCTGTAACAAAGAATACGCAGAGCGCTGGAACGTAGACCCAGGCCAAGTCACTCGCTGGGCTGAAGATTTAGTCAAGGAAGGAGTATGTGACTATGAATGGCGCGGGAACCGTAAGTGCTTTGTCCGTAGTAAGAACCTCCGCTTGCTGAAGGGAGGTAAGGATGGAGCGTAAATGCAAAACCCCCGATTGCCGATCGAGGGTTTTGGATGCTGCCGGTTAGTCAAACAGAGCCGCTGACCACGGCTCCAAACACGAGAAGATTGAGATGGAAAATACACACAACTCACAGGATGTCAAGCCGACATTCACGCCCAACCCTTTGGGTGAGATCGACATTGATCTGACCGCGTGGCGGTCAATGGCTGACAAACTTTCCTTGCGTGAAACCGGGGAATTGGTTCGTTCTCTAATCCGCGCCAAGGCGGCTCCGCGCCCTAATCGCGAGCAGCGGATGCTATTGGCCATATTCACCCGCCTTCGCGGCGATGAAGGCGAGGTCGTGTCATGACCTATCCGACATCGATGGAAAGGGCAGCCGCCCATCCGCTTGGCGGCATGACGTATGCGCGCTTTTTTCCCAGTGATTGGCGCACCGGATGCCTGTGCCTGAACCTTGAGGAGGAGGGGCTATATATCCGGTTTTGCGCCTATATGTACGACACCGGAAGCGCGCCCCCGGATGATGACAAAATCACGTCCAGGCTCCTGAACGTCCATATCCTGCAATACCGCAAGGTAATGGCATCGCTCGTTGCCAAGGGCAAGATTATCCGCGCCCAAGGCATCCTCATAAACGAGCGCGTGCAGGAGGAAATTGACCGTTATAGGCGCGAGTACGTTGCCCGTGTCAGGGCGGCCAAAGAGCGTGAGGCAAAGCGCCGGCAGATAGCCCAGGAGCTCGAGGCGGACCTAGCTGCCAAAAGGGCCAACCCTAGGGTCAACCCCCCAGTCAACCCTGGGGTCAACCCTAGGGTCAACCCTGGGGTTACCCCAATTCCATCCCTGGGGTTACCCACCCAGTCGACCACGAAATTATCCAATGAAATCAACGATACCCCCACCACAGCTGTGGCACAGCCAGACCACGACTGTGGCACTAATCCAGAATCCAGAATCCAGAAGCCAGAAAAGAAAGAAATAATACCTACTACAAACGTAGAGGTAGACGCTGCGGGGGGTAGTAGTGGGTATTTGGATGAGCTGAATGGAACAGCGGTCGATTTGATCGCCTTCATCGGCCGGCACGCGCGAGTGGACGAGCAAACCGCCCAGCGCATGCTCACCACCAACATCAAGACATTCACTGCCCCAGCAATGCTGGAGGCGTTTTCCATAACGCTTGCCGATATGGCTGGCGGTCTTATCAGTGCGCCGTACAAGTATCTTATTGGCGCAGCCAGAAACGCGAAGGAGAGGATGGCGAAGAAGGCCGCCGCCGTACCAAAACAAAGTCGAGCGGATCGTCTTATGCGACTAGTCGAGGAGAAAACCGCACAGAGGACGACACGCTAATGGCCAGCAAGAAAGCCATTCTAGCCTTCGCGACCAAGATCCTTGCCAATTTTCAGACCAACAAATGGGAAGAGGGCAAGGAGGAGGCTTGGGCGGATGCCCTAGTGGATGCCCTATCAGCCTCGACGTTTAGCGATGACGTGGTCGATCTCGCTGCGCGTCAGATGGTTGAATCTAGGATGAACGAAAAAACGCCGCTGGTGGCCGAGTGCATCCAGGCATGCATCAAAGCCAAGCGCATCTTCGAAACGGAAAGGCAGGCGAGCGCATTGCCCGCAGTGGCGGAAAAAACAGAAGAGGCGAGCGAAGACCACGTGTGGAACGTGCTGATGGTCAATCCTCTGGCCAAGAAAGCCGCCAACGAGGGTTGGATTGGAATGCTCGTCCCCTACTGCTTCAAGCATGGGCGATTACCGGAAGATCCTGGCGTGATCGCGGAGATGAAACGCGAAGCAAAAGCAGTCGAGACTTGGAACGGCAGCAATCCGATCGTCGCCAAAAACAAGATCATGCTTCTTGAGCGACGCCAACAGCTTGCCGATCGCGTACGGGGGAGGCGTTGATGCGTGCACACAAGGCTATCGAGGCGTTGAATAACCTACAGGTAAATATGGATTTTTCGGATGTTATGGCTCCCGTTGTCACTGAAGTGAAGGCGTCAAAGATGCTTTTAGAGCAAGCGGTAACCTTCGATTTTGGTCAAATATCGCCAGAGAATGAGCATACAGAATTCGGCCTTGATCTGCTATCGAGGCGGCTTCTTAGGCTTCCTTACGATGTAACGTTTTTCTCGTGTGGGATGGGGCATTTCGTAGCTCATATGGTTACAGACGGCGACGCAGAGCGTGCAGCTGAACTCTATGAAAGAGCCAAAGACATCGCGGCCTTTAGATTTTCTGTTGAAGAGGCCAACGACGCACTCGTGCCGGGAACTTTATTTGTGACACAGCTGGATTGGACACGCCTGGGAAGCCTCATCCCCAGTTCAAACATAGTGGCGCGCGGACATTATCCTCACAATTTTGAACTGCGCTGGTGGCATATTGCGGGACTGACGAACAGATTACCACATATGACACCTGTTTCGGTTGAAGATCAGCAAGCGGATGCGTGTCGATCGGCTGGCGTCGTGGCTGGACTTGTCTCTATGTTGTTGAGCAAGGACGTCATCAAGATCAGCATTCCGGCCTCCGACAAGCTCAACAAAGCCAGAGAGAAGAAGGGAAAGCCGTGCATCCGGGACGCTTATGAAATCCGTCTCAGATTTGGAGGCGCACAAAATGCCGGAGCGTCGAGAGAACCGATAAATGGTCTTGGTCGCAAGAGCCCCAGGATGCACTGGCGCCGTGGCCACTACCGCAAGCATCACCTTGATCCAGGCAGGCTAATCCCTATTCCCCCATGCCTGATCAATGCCAGCGAAGAGGCTGAGGCCATTTTGCCGAAGGATTACGTTTTGCCAGCGCGTATGGGCTGGAACCTTAGAACGGCCGCGCGTTAGTTGCGTCTTCGAAAGTGCGTTCAACCTCAACAGCGGAGACGCAACATGCAGTTCCTCAAAGAGAACAAGTTACTGGCGGGGGTCATCACCGTCTTGGTGGCGTTGGCGATTTTCATGTTTGCCCACTCCAAGGGCTGGGCCGCTGATAAGGGCGGACCCATTCCTGGTGTAAGCCGCGCAGAAGCTGAGCAGATGTTCCCGACTGCGCCTTGGACGGCGTTTTACGTGTCGGCCGGCGTCGTCACGGGTTCGTTGACCTCGGATTATGGCATTGGGGTTGATGGCTGGGGGATCAACGGCCGGGCCGGCGCAGACGTGCAGCTCGATAAGTTGGTGTTTGGCGGGTTCTGTGATGCGCAGTGGGATCACGTCAACACGTCATTCCTTGGAACCACTGTCTCGGCCCAGGAGTACGGGTGCGGCGCTCGCGCAGGCGTTCTGCCTACGCCAAGCACACTGGTCTACGGACTGGTTGGCTATAAGTGGCTATATCTGAGCAACAATCTCGGCAACACGAAGGGCATTGACGTAGGCGGCGGCATCGAGACGGCCGTTACCAAGCACTGGCGCCTAGCCCTTGAATACAACCACATCGAGTGGGACGCGCTTAGCGCCGCTCGCGAGCAAACCGTCATGGGGCGCGTGATCTTCGCGTTCCCGGTCGGTCGCTAATTGAGTTCCCGACGATGGAACCCCTGAACCTCACGTTTCCCCAAGAGCGAGCCGAGGGTTTAGAGGCTGCAATAGGTTCCTCGCAGCTGTTCCGTCGTCGGGTTTAATTCAACATGGAGGGAGGTTGGATCATGTTTGGTGCGGGGATTTTCTTGGTTGCCTTGGGCTGTTTCATTCTGTGGATCAGGCCCTGGCATGACGACGACAAAGAACAGCGCGACCTGGGGCTTGATTAGATGGATATGGTCAAAGCCCTAGAGGCCCATCTCAAAAGGCAGCTCGCCACCGGCATGTTAAGTCCGGAAGAGTCGGCCAGGCTTGTCGATGAGATCCACCAAGTCCGCCGCCGCGTGGTCAGGCCAAGGGACAAAACCCGAGACAACGATCCTATCACCGTTGGGGTGCTGAGATGACCGTCAAAGTCAAAGAGGAACAAAGGCAGTTGCTCCAGCGCCGTCTAGATCGAGCCCTAGAGAAGCTTGAGCATCTAGATGCCGAGAACATGGAATTGAGGGCAGAAAACAAGCGGCTAATCATCAAGAACAACTGGCTTGAGGAGCAAGCGATCTTCACCGCCCAAGCCGATCACGCGCGCGCGCGTAACAGTTCGTGGGGTGGAAATAATGCCCATTGAAAAGGACGTCAGCATTGCCTTGCTGTGGGTCGCCATCAGCCTCGGGCTGCTCTTCGCAAGCCTAGCCATGGGCTGCGCCGACCTAACGGCATACAAGAACGCCGAATGGCACCACTATACGAAAGAGCAGGAAAGGTGGTCTCCATGAAGCGCGTTTTATTCCAAGCCGCAATGGTCGTGGCATGCGCTGTCGTACTCGCTGGCGCGGTCATGTTTGCGGCGATTGCCATTGCTCGCGCTGCCCATGCTGAGCGCTACTGCGCGCATTGGTACGGGGTAAGGGTTTCCGATGGCTGGAGCTATCGCATAGAGCGCCACTGTGCGCGGTGGGTGCATCGCGATCGGGAAGAATATTACCGCCGATATGACCCCAGGCCAGAGCGCGTCTATGGGTACGAGCGCCGAGAGGCCGACAGCGATCCGTCAGAGCGTGGAGCGTGCAAGACCGAGCGGATAACTGCGGTCTCAGATGAGCACAAGGACGTTGATAAGGCACGCACCGACGCAATCGAGCGCTGGCGCAAGATGGTCAGCTGGAGCGGCGGGGGCGGCGAGTTCATGGATTATTCGTTGGCCATCAATCGCGAGTTCAGGTGTGGGCCTAGCTCGCCTGGCGACAGTTGGGCAGCCAAGGGGGGGAAGGCTATTACCAGGCTATACGGCGCTGCCACTGGTCAGACTGGCCCAGGCGGCCCGATCAATCCAGAAGGAATGAACCAGCGCTGCCAAGTATGGGCTACCCCGTGCCGATCGCGTCGCGAAGTGGATGTGAGCCCGCCCCAATGAGCCGCAAAAAGAAATCACCCACGCCCGGTGCGCCAGCCTACGTGTTTAATCCGAACGCGGCAGAAGAACGGAAGGAGCGCGAGGAGAAGCTTCTGCGCTCAGCAGGCTATGTCAAAGCTCCGTTGGAGGAACTGGCAAGGCTGGAGGCCAAGGCCGACGAAATCCTCGCCAAGGATCACGCAGACCTAATCGCAGAAGTCAAACGCAACACAGAACTCATAGAGCAAATCTATAAGGACCTCCGCCAGCCATCCAACGATCCAGCCTATCTAGAAAAGCTCCAACGAGTCGAGCAAGTCCGCAACAACCTCGCCAACAAGATAACGCTACTCCACCTAGTCCCAGACAAGGACAAGCTTTGGATCAGCGCGGCGTTCAGCCATGCGGATGGCGAGACATGCGCCCGGCTTATGGCCGAACACTTCGAAGCAAGCGTTCAGCGTTATGACGAGACGACCCAATGAAGCTCCAGGGGATCGCCATCAAGGGGTGGAGGATCGATCGGGGCGGCAAGCTCATTAAGTCGATCAAGCATCTCGACGTAAGTGCCCGGTTGCGTCAGCGCGGTTCAAAAAAGGTGCGCATTGCACGCAAGGGACAAGCATGATCGAACTAGTCTATGGCTGGTACATCCTCGGAACTGACCCCTCCCGCCGCGTCAAGGTGCGCGTCAATCCGAATTCGAATGAGGAGGCGCGCGGCATTGAATTTGAGGTCGCCCGGATGCTGCGCCAGAGCGAGCGGCCGGCTCTGGTCCCGTTCGAACTGCAGAAAATCCCCCAGCGTGGCAAGCGCCACCCCAAGAAGGTAAGGGTTCCGCTGTACCCGTCCTATGTCTTCGTTCAGCTCGAGACCCGCAAAATCAACCAGGAGTTCTACACACTCAGGCAAATCGACGGGGTCAAAGGCATCCTAAGCCGATCCCGCACCGATTTTAAGCCTGTGGTCCTGACCGAAACCGATGCGGAGTTCATAAAAAGCCTGTCTGAGACCGGCTGGCGCCAGTCCATCAAACAGCTGAGCCCATTCCAGCCCGGCGCCAAGGTCAAAATCATCGACGGGCCATTTATGGGCTTCCCAGCCAAAGTCAGCACCGTCGCCCGCAAGAAAATCGATGTAATGCTCCACCTATTCGGATCAATGCGGGTGGTTTCAATGGAGGCGGATCAATTGGCGGTGGCCTGAGAGCAACAATATCGAAAAACTCGATAGTTCGCGCCAACATTCTCTTGCAAAATCGCGCGAACAATGGCAGAGGGTGCCTTGTATAAGTGAACGCGTGCAACTGTGAATTTGTGAATGGCGGTCTTAGTGCGCAGCTGGCCGGATCTCCCCGCGTAAGGGCAAGAGCCCCGCGAGACGTGCCAGAATAGCCAGCACGGCGACCAAATCCCAAAACATGTCCTGAGAGATGGCCCATCCGGCCCTCAATGTCGTTAGACCAGAAGACGAGCCCGAAGAAGCATCGGCGCGCATATGGACAGCTGCGCCGCCTTCACTGGTCCAGGCAATCGAGGATTATTTCTACGAGCACCGCTTCCGGACTCGCTCGGCCGCCGTTCGTCAGTTGATAGAATACGGCCTCGAGTATGCAAAGCGCAAAGACAAGGGCATGATCTGAACGCCGTGTTGTTTCACGTGAAACGATATACAACTCGAAAATGCCCTGGACGGGCCAAGAACGGTCGATTTGGTTTCTGGCTAGGTAGGTAGCGGGGTAGGTATTGAAAGGCGTCTGTGCGGCTCTCCTGGGACTGGGAACGATACTAATGGCCGACATCGACACTCTGGCCAAGATTTTAGCTCAAAAGCCAGAGCAGCCCAAGGAACAGAACTCCTTAGAGGGCGGCATTCAGCGCCAAAATCCTATCGGCTGGTGGGGACCAAAAACCGCCACCGACGACGCGCCCTATTATCTGCCGGAATCTTTGGTCGGGGATTGGCTTTACCGCCATCAGGGCGTTTTGCTTCATGGAGGCATGGCCGCCCTTCCAATGGCCACGTTTCCAAGGCTTCTAAATGCGCTATATGCGGGCGGCACAATGGCGCTTGGGAGAACTGCGCCCACCAAGAGAGTGGATTTGCCAGCTCCAGAGCTTCCCCCAGATTTGCCCCCTGAGCTCAAAAAATGATGAAGCCCCGGTGCTGCTTGTGGCAACGACCGGGGCTTTCTGTACGCGAGACTAAACTCGGGGACGCCGACGACTGACTTGCTGCAACATATAGAAACAGTTCGTGTCCAAACAAGGGCGGACTAACCATGGCTGCGATAATCTCCAGTATCCATCAGAAAGCAGTGGCAATCGCCAGCAAGACGCACGATCTCGTTAAGTCCCATACGCTGATCGTTGTTTATCTGGCCGTCATCGCCGCTGTCGTCATTCCCCTGGCTTCCCACGTCTTCAATTATTGGAAACCCGTGGTCGAGAGCTGGGCGCCGGCAACCCAGGCCAAGAAAGTCGGCAGGATATAAGCCAATGCCATCGACCTCCGCCAAACAACACAGGTTTATGGAAGCCGTGGCCCATGATCCAGGGTTCGCCAAGAAAGCCGGCGTTCCCCAATCCGTAGGCCAAGACTTTGCCGATGCCGATAAGGGCAAGAGCTTTAAGCAGGCGGCATCTCGCAAGAGGTTGGCCGAAACCCTCGCAAAGAAGTGAAAATAGAAAATAAGTAGAAAATAAATGCCCCGAGGAAGACCACCAGGCGGACCTAAGACGGGCGGCCGCAAACCAGGCGTGCCGAACAAAATACCGCGCGAAATCAAAGAGCTAGCCCAAGTTTATACAGCGGACGGCATTCAACAACTGGCCGCTATGGCTGGGCTTATTCCGGGCCTGTCTGGCTCGACCATGGACACAGCGCGCATAGCCGCGATCAAAGAGCTGCTGGATAGAGGCCACGGCAAAGCGCCCCAAGGCGTCACGATTGCTGGCGATGACGAAGGCGGCCCGGTCAAGATCGAGTTCGCGTGGGCGTCCAAGTGATCTTTCTGGTCCAGGGCAGCAATGCTCAGCACCTGGAGATGATCCTGGTTCTTTGCGGGCTCCTGGCCTTCGCAGGGCTGCTGCTGGCCATCTGGCGCTATTTCTGGGCCAAGCAAACACGGGATGATGTGCGGGCTAGATATTCAAAGCCTGGGCCGCCCAAGCAATACGAAGCGGTGAACGGAACCAAATGGCTGGCGTCCAAAGGATTATTATCCCGTACAGCCCCCGCGAGCAGTTCTGGGCGTACCACAACCGCACGCAACGATGGGCCTGTGGCGTAGCGCACCGGAGATGCGGGAAGACGGTTGCTGCCGTCAATGAACTCATCAAGGGCGCCCTTAGCTGCCAGTTTGAGAACCCGAGATTTGCCTACCTCGCTCCGCTCCACGTCCAGGCCAAGGACATCGCGTGGGGCTACGTCAAGCAGTTCTCGTCAGCAGTTCCCGGAATTGAGATCAACGAGAGCGAACTCAGAGTTGATTTCCCGAATGGCGGCAGGGTCAGGCTCTACGGTGCCGAGAACTACGAAAGACTTAGAGGCGTCTGGCTTGACGGGGTCGTGCTCGACGAATTCGGTGACATGGACCCTAGAGTATGGCCCGAAGTCATCCGGCCGGCCTTGTCTGATCGTCAGGGTTGGGCAACCTTCATCGGAACGCCCAAGGGAAGAAACAGTTTCCACGAGCTCTACGAAACGGCCAAACAAAACCCGGCTGAATGGTTCACCTTCCTTCTAAGGGCGTCAGAAACTGGGATATTGCCAGAAAGCGAGCTGGCCGACGCTCGCAAGTCCCAGACGCCTGAACAGTATGCGCAAGAGTATGAATGTTCATTCGACGCGGCCATCATCGGTGCCTACTACGGTAAGGAAATAGCCGACGCAGAACGCGAGGGCCGCGTATGCGAATTGCCGGTTGACCCAGTATTGCCAACCCACACTAGCTGGGACCTGGGAAAAACTGGTAGCACATCCATCTGGTTCTTTCAGATGACCCACGGCGGAATCCGGGTCATCGATTTCTATGAGAACCAGATGTTCGACCTAGATCACTATGCCGACGAGCTCAAATCGCGCGGCTACACCTACGGGACGCATTTCCTCCCCCATGATGCGCGCCAAGGCATCTTGGGGATGAAGCGTACGAGAATTGAGCAGATCATGGCCCTAATGAAGGGACACGGCATCTGCGACATAGTCCGCGATCACGGAGTCATGGACGGTATCCACGCAGCAAAGCTTACTCTCAAGCGCTGCTGGTTCGATCAGGAACGCTGCAAGTTTGGCCTTGAAGCGCTTCGCCAATACCGCGCCGAGTTCGATGAGAAGGCTAAGGTGTTCAAATCGAACCCTAAGCAAGATTGGTCAAGCCATTGCGCCGACTCCTTCCGCTATCTCGCCATGGCCTGGCACGAGCTCAAAGCGCCAGAGATCAAGAAGCCAAAGCCAACGGCCCTCGTGTTTGAAGTCACGCCGGCCGGCGAGACCAAGTCCAATCTCACCTGGGCTGAGATGATGAAGATGCGCGAGCGCAAGGCTAAGAGGGGACTACGTGGCTGACGAACCTTCACCGCTTGTCCGCGCTCTCACGGGAACGCCGGAGGACTATCTCTATCAGCATCATCTGCAAGAGCTGGCGAGAGGCGGCGTCCATAATCAGGACGGCAGCATATCAACCATATACGGCATGACGGCTGGCGATCCAAGCGGGCGCTCCCGGATGTTGCCAACCGTATGGGGCGGCCAAATCTTGAACCCAGACGCTGCATATGCCCGTGCGCAAGCGCAGGGGCTGTGGCGCTTTCCGGGCTCCTTTAGCCCGACGCGCACGCTTTTCAACTACATGAATGATCCGACCCAGCATCCGCTTATGGAGCATGACGTGCAGGATTATTTGCAGAGGGGACAGAAGTAAAATGGCCTCACTTGACAACTTTTGCCCCTTTGGCAGCAATACGGTGGCCGTCTCGGTCTCGAGCGTTACGGCCACCAGCGCCCTGAACCTGCCAACCGCCACAACCGACAGCTCCAACCCCGTTGGTGGCACGCGCAGCTCGAACATGGGCGGCATTAGCGTCAGGCTCTATAACTCAACTGCCGTGGTCGTGTTCGTTCAGTTCGGAACGAGCGGCACAACGGCAACAACCTCTCACATGCCGATCCCCCCAGGCGGCGTTGAGGTCTTCCAGATCGGGCCATCGGTCACGAGCGTCGCCGCTATTACCTCAAGCGGCTCCGGTACGCTTTACGCAACCACTGGTTACGGGTCATAAGCCATGCTCCGCACCAGCGGCATCATCCCGCCAGCTAATGTTGGCACGGTAGGAACCGGCTGCACTGTTGTCGAGTACGGCAGCGGCTTCTCCCACACATCCGTCATAACCCTCAACACGACGCTGCCCAGCATAGCCGGCGGCGCGTCGCTCGGTGTTGGCAAGCTTCTCTATACGCTCCCCGCTGGCGCCCAGCTCATCGACAAAGCTTATATGAGCGTCGCGATCACCCAGACGACAGGTCACATCAACGCCAACACGCCTACGGTGGGCCTGGGGTCGATCATCGCCTCTGGTGCGATCTCGGTTCTGAGCGGCACTGCGACTTTCCAGGACATCATTACCGGCCAAAGCGCAGCCAACTGCACCGGCACGGCAACCGTCAAGACCGCCAATCCTACCGCTAGCGTTCCCTTGGTTACGGAAGTCGCTGGAACGAAAACCATACACTTCAATGCGGCGGCAGCTTGGGCGGCATCCGGCGATCCCGCTGCTTTGCTGACCGGCACCGTGGTTCTCTTCTGGACATTCTGCAACTAATATGGCCGGCATCTCCCAATTCATAGACATCTCAGATAACCCATCCGGGTTGTCTGACGGCGTCTATGAGTCAAAGCAAGAAAGCGACAAGACCAGCGAGGACCTGGTCAAGCGCTGGCTTGCCGAGATTTCGCTTGCGCAGGACGGGGAAAAGGACTGGCGGCAAGAGGCTGACAAGGCAACGGATGTCTTTCGGTCGGAGAAAACCGCAACTGATCAGCGGTTCAACATCCTCTATAGCAACGTCCAGACGAGCGCGCCGTCGCTCTACAACTCCACGCCAACGCCTGATGTGCGAACCCGCTACAATGAGACCGATGAGGTTTCGCGGGTTTCTGGGCAGGCAATTGAGCGCGTGCTCAGCTACTCCATCGACAGCTACAACTTCGACGGAGTTCTTAAGGCTGTTGTGCAGGATAGGGAGCTAGCGGGGCGCGGCGTGGCTCGCGTCCGCTATATGCCTGAGGTCTACGAGGGCAAAATTTACCAGGAAGTCGTCTGCGAGCATGTGCCCTGGAAGCACTTCATTCATGGCCCAGCCATAACGTGGCCGGATGCATCATGGATCGCATTCGAGCACTTCCTAAACCGCGACCAATTCATGAAGCTGAACCCCAAGATCGGGGGAAGCATCAAGCTCGATATCTCTCTATCCGATGGAGCTGGCAAGCCGGCCAACCTGAAGCCTGATGTAGCGCCCAACGTCTTCAAACGCGGACGCTGTTGGGAAATCTGGGACAAGGGATCGCGCCAGATCCTCTGGATTGCACCAAGCTATTCGGCTGGGCCGGTTCGGCTCGACCAAGATCCGCTTGGGTTGATGCAGTTCTATCCGGTCCCGGAACCGTTGTACGCGATCCGGACCTCGTCCACGATGGTTCCGGTCTGCCCCTATCGGCAGATCAAGCCGTTGGTTGATGAGCTCGAAGAAATTACCATCCGCATCCAAGCCTTGATTAGGGTGTGCAAATGGCGCGGCGTCCGACATCCCGCCATTCCGTCGTTTGAACGTCTCGAGGAAGCCGTTGATGGCGAACTCGTCCCAACTCTGGAGGGCTCAGAGCTTAGCGCGCTGATCGAGGCTGGCGGCATTGACAAGTTCGTCTGGTTGATGCCGATCGACCAGCTGATTGCTGTGCTCCAGCAGCTCTACACTCAGCGCGAGTCAATCAAGCAGACCATCTTTGAAGTCTCTGGCCTCGCTGACATCATGCGCGGCCAAACCGATCCGAGCGAGACCCTAGGCGCCCAACAGATTAAGGCCCAATGGGGCACCATGCGGATGCAGGAGGGCCAGAAGGACGTTCAGCGCTTCTGTCGGGAGCTGTTCCGCCTAAAGGCCGAGATAGCATGCAATCTGTTTGACTCCAACAACCTCTCGATGATGACGGGCCTCAATCTCCCGTCGCGTCAGCAGGTCATGATGGCAAAGCAGCAGCTGCAGATGATGCAGCAGCCGCCTCCACCACAGATGATGCCGCCGCCAATGGGGCGGCCAATGCTGCCTCCTCCGCAGAATGGCGGACCGCCGCCAGCCCAGCCGGGAGGGCCGCCACAGCCAGGTCCTCCCTCACCTGGCCAGAACGGGGCTCCGGTCGCGCTGCAGCCCCAAGGCGGCCCTCCCGCGCAGCCTCCGCAACCCCAGCAACCGCCCCAACAGCTGGTAGACCTCGCCAACAAGGTAAGCTGGGAGGATGTCCTCGAGACCCTGAAATCAGGAGTAATGCGCTCCTATCGGATCGATGTCGAAACAGATAGCACGATCCAGGGCGACGTTCAGGCGTCCCAGAACCAAGCCAATATGTTCGTCCAGGCTACGGCTCAGTTTGTGCAGGCAATGGGGCCTGCAGTTATGGGTGGATTTATCAAAAAAGATGTCGCAATGGACATCTTCTCGGCATTCGCCCGCAAGTTCAAGCTGGGCAGGCAGGCCGAGGACGCCCTAAGCCGCATGAGCGCCGAGGCGACTAAGGAAGCGCTCAATCCGCCTCCTCCGCAACCCAACCCAGAAATCCTCAAGCTCCAGGCGCAGCAGAAGCAAGCCGATCAGGAAATGCAGTTCAAAGCGCAACAAGCCCAAGCCGATATGCAGTTGCGCCAGCAGCAAGCAGCCTCTGATGCGCAATTGAAACAACAGGACATGCAGAACAGCGCCCAGCTTGAGCAGTTCAAGGCTCAAGTGCAGGCACAATTGCAGACCCAGCAGCAGCAGCATGATCAAGCCATGAAAGTGGCTCAGTTCAATCACGAACGCGCGTTGGCCGAATACGAGCACAATTCCGATCTCGTGAAGATGGAAAAGGAAGCCGTCTCCAAGGCGCACGAGCTGCAGCACCAGCGAGAGATGCAGCATTCAGAGCAGGAATGGCAAGCACTACTGGCGGATGGTCAGCAAGCACCCAAGAAGGATGGCAAGGGCATTAAGCCGCCTGCGGGGCCGCCACAGCCAAGCCGCTTTGACAAGATCGTCAAGGAGCTGGCGGCGGCGATTGTGCCACACCACATCCAGGCCCACGTTGCTCAAGAGGTCGCCAAGGCTACAGCCAAGAAGCCCAAGGGACCGCGCACCCTCATCCGCGACCATACCGGCAAGGCTGTAGGGGTCAAATCTGAGGACGGCGTTGGCGTAATCATCCGAGGCCCAGATGGCCGTGCAGTAGGGATTGAAGGCGCCTAATGGCTCTATCAAGCAATTGGAATCGAGGGTCAGTAAATGGCTGATTCATCAGTTAACATCACGGCCGGCAGCGGAACATCGATTGATACCCGGACCGAGTCGGCCAATGGCCAGCATCGCCAGGTCGTCGTCATTGGCGACCCCAGTAGTAACACGGGAGTGGCGGCGGTAAAGGATGCCTCCACGACGCCCGCCGCAAGCGATCCGGCGTTAGTTGTTTCCGTTGGGCCAAATCAGACTTGGCCCATTGGAATGAGCCCAAAGAGTTTCGTTGCCGTCTTTTCGACGCTTACGCGGCCAGCAAATACGACAGCGTACACCGCAAACGACAGCATCAGCGACAACGGCACGGCTGGCAGCGTTACGGCGCTGTCTGCAACTGTATCAGACACAAACGATGATCCGTTGACAATCTGCGACATTCTCATAAAGAGCACCGACACAGGGCTGGCAGGAAAGAGGCTAAGGGCTAACCTTTTCAACGCTGATCCGACCGCCTCAAGCGGCGTAGGCGGTGGCGACAACGCAGCTTATAGTCAGAAAGTCAATGGCTACGTTGGAACATTCGTCGGAACGTTGGAGACGGGGTTTAGCGACGGGACTGTCGGCCGCCTCGTGCCTAGCTTCCGAGATGCCAATTACACGCCTGCTGGTGGGTTTTTTGTCACCAAGCCAACTAGCGGAGCTAAGACCCTATTCATACAATATGTGGCCGAGGATGCGTTCACGCCTAGCGCCAATAGTACGACGATCATAGGAACAGTTCGCGGGTTCCAAGGGCGCGCATCCTAGTGATTCCTCAGGTCTTAACACCGTTGTTGGCTCGGAAGGACAGCCGAGCGCTGCCTCTGACTATTCAAAATCTGGCCTTTTGGTGTGCCGGAGATAGCATAAGAGGCCTTAGCGACGGCGATACAGTCACGACTTGGCCAGACCTCTCCGGGAACGGCCGCACCGGCACCGCAAGCGGGACGCCTGTGTATCGCGCGAGCGTTCTTAACGGAAAAGCCGGGGTTGAGTTCGTAACAGCTGGCAACAAGGTCGTAACGACAAGCTTCCTTGATAGCAGTTTCGATACTTCGCTGTCGGTCTATGGCGTCGTTGCGACAGCAAATGCGGCTCTGCAGGTGTGGATTTCCAACCAATCCGATAGACTTTATTGCGGCTCACTTAACGAAGTAATCACCACGCAATCTAACCTTTCTACGCCCCAAACCATTCTTAACACTATGCCGACTACAGGATATCTGCATGCATTCCGTTACGACGGCTCGACACAAAAGCTGGCCGTCTATGATCCCACTAATCAATATACGGCGGTCAGCCAATCATCTAGCGGCAATACGCTTCTGTCTGGGGCCTTTACAATTGGAGATTTTAGCGCTGGTGGGTTCACTTGGAATGGACAGGTGCTTGAGGTTCTTGCATATAACCGCACCCTCACTGATGCCGAACATCTAGTTGTTACGGAATATTTGCGAGGGAAATACGCCCTCGATTACTCCGCGACACAACAGATCAAGTTCGACGGCAATTCTCTTACAGCCGGCAACGGAGCCAGCGGTCCGTCGTTTTATTATCCAACACAATGCGTTGCATTGTTAGCAGGCAGCTGGGACTACACAAATCTTGGTGTGCCTGGCCAGACGACCACGCAGAGAGCGGCCGACGCACAAGTTCAGATTAAAAATAAGTACGGATCACATCGCTCCCGCAACGTCGCCGTTCTGTGGGAACTTACGAACGATCTGACTAATACTCAGAACGCTGCGACTGTGATTAGCGACTTTTCCAGCTGGTGCTCAGATGTGCGCAGCGCTGGATACAAGGTAGTTGCCGTGACATGCCTACCGAGATCGAATGGCGGGCTTTACGCGAATTTTGAGACCGACAGGCAAACCGTAAATACTTCTATTAGGGCCAACTATACAAGCTACGCTGATGCTCTTGCGGACGTGGCCGCCGACAATCGTATCGGGGATTTCGGGGATAGCGACGACACGACTTATTACGATGCCGATAAGACCCATCTCAATGATACGGGATATGCGATTGTTGCGAGCATCGTTGCTACTGCTATTCAGACATTGTAGCTGACAAATGTCATTGCTGCTTCTTTTCACTTCGTCAGGCGCGATTGTATCAGGCACCAGCAGTAGCGGGCTTGGGTCAGGTGGCGGCGGACCATTTGGCGGTTCAAGGCGTCGGCGCTCGGTCGATTTCGAGCGCATGTGGCGGCACATGGATGCCGTCAATGCCCATAAGGAAAAAGAGCGAAGAGCAGCCCTTGAGCGTCTAGACAAGTCGATAGAAGACGCCGTCAACGGCGTCAAGGAAGAAGCTAAAGAGGTATCCGCACCCCGGCCCGCCGCAGTCATTAAGACGGCGGGCATTATTAGTCAACAGATTGCCGGCGCGCTTGTTGGTGAGGGTCGCAGCCTCAATCTTCCGGACCTACAGCAATCGGTTCGGCAGTTTGAGCAGCAGATTAGGGCCGCTCAACAGCGCTTCGATGCCCACAACCAACGTCTGGCCATCGAGCATGAACTGCGGGGACGCCAGCTCGCCGTTGAGCAGCAGCAAGCGAGAGAACGCGAATTGGCGCGCCTTAAAGCGCTCGAGGAAGACGACGAAGAAGTCCTAATGCTGCTGATGTGAGGGGAAATGACTTCCTACGTGTTCGATCCCAAAGACGGCAAGCTGGTTCCGTCAGCGCTCTACTACGCCAAGAAGTATGGCGAGGTAGCAGCCAAGATGAGCAATCTGCCGATGCCCTACGTCAGAGGGGATCTGCCAGCCTACAAGAGCCCCGTGACGGGCAAGGTCATCGAGGGCAGGGCCGCTAGGCGCGAGGATCTGGCGCGCTCCGGTTGCCGCGAGGTCGATCCCAGCGAATACAAGCCCAACTACAGGAATTATGAGTTTTGCCAGCGCAATAGGCTTCCCTACATGGGCGCCGACGTTCCGCCTCCCATGACCAAGGACGAGCGAGCCTGGTCAAAGGAAAAGCGTCGCAAGTTCAAAGAGGCTGAGGCCGCCGCAATGTCAGGCCCAGACAAGACTGATCCAGAGTTGGCGAAGTTCGTCCGGGGCAACACGAAGGATGCCCCTATTTTTAAGAACAGCACGGTAAAGGACTAAATGTCAGAACAGGTCGAGACTGCCCAACCCGTATCGCAAGATACGGGAGGCCAAACCGCACCCGAGACAACCTCTGCGCCCGCGCAAGAGACGTCAAGCTCTAGCGCGCCAGAGCCCGTACAACTAACGCTCGATGAAATTTTGTCGAAGCGTTACGACGAATTGCAAACGCAAAGCTCGTTAGCTGAGCGTGATGCAAAACCCGACCAGCCCTCGACTCGGGCAAGCGAACCGGCTCAGTCCTCGCCGGCCATCGCTGCGCCTCAGTCGTGGTCGGCCGAGTATCAGCAGCAATGGTCATCGCTTCCACCCCAAGTGCAACAGTACATCGCACAGAGGGAAAGCGAAGCCCATCAAGCGATATCTCGGCAGGGCAGTGAGCTAAGGACGTACCAGCCTCTACGCGATGTCTACGCGGGAATGCACCAGTTAGGTGTACCTCAAGGCCAAGAGCATGAGGTCATCGGCAACTGGCTGCGTGCCCAAGCCTTCCTCGATCGTAATCCAGTAGAGGGGCTGAAATGGCTCGCGCAAACTTACGGCGTCAACCCGGCTCATCTAGTAAATGGCCAACAGCAGCCTGGGCAGCAGCAGACCGGCAATGCGGTCGATGACTTGTTCAAAGACCCACGTGTTGATCCGCTGCAGCAAGAGATCCATCAGTTAAAGGCGTATATCTCCCAGCTTGGCGGCCATGTAAACGCTCGCGAGCAAGCCGAACAAAGCCAGCGAACCGACTACGCAAACGAACTCATCCAGAACTTTTCCAACGGCAAAGCGGACTTTGTTGAGCTCCAGGATGAAGTCGCCAGAGAGGCGAGGATCATCAAGGAGAGCAACCCCAAACTGCCGATGGATAAGGTCCTGGAACAGGCCTACGACCGCGCCCGATGGGCAAACCCCGCACACCGCGAACGCATCCTCACAGAGCAACGCGCGGCTGAGCAGGCGAAGTCTCAAGAGGAAGCGAAAAAGAAACAGGCCGAGGCAATGCGTGCTCGGGCCATGAATGTGCGGACCGGCGCATCAGCGTCGACGCCAACGTTCGATGGTCGGTGGGATGACAAGGATGCTCTCGGAGCCATGTACGACCGAATCCAATCACGCTAGAGGACTAACAACCCATGGCATCCCCCAACAGCACCTTTACGGAAATGGTCACCATGACCCTCCGTAACCATCCTACTGAGATTGCCGACAACGTCAGCGCTCACAACGCTCTTTACCGCTACCTCAAGGACAAAAACCAGATCGAGCTCCTTGACGGCGGCTACGAGATCGTTCGCCCGCTGGATTGGCAAAACAACAGCACCTATCAGCGCTTTGCCGGCTTCGATCAGCTCAACGTGAACGCCTCCAACGTCCTGACTGCAGCCAAATACGACTGGGTACAGGCAGCTGTCCACGTCGTTGCTTCGGGCGACGAGCTCCGCAAAAACTCTGGCAAGGAACAGCTCATCAACTTGATGAAGGCGCGCGTGAAAAACGCCATGCGTACCGCCGCCAACAACATGTCGATTGATCTGTTCTCGTCTGGCTCTCTGACGAACCAAATGGGCGGCCTTGGCTCGATCCTGTCAACGACAGGTGTCGGCACGGTCGGCGGCATTGACGCCTCGGTATATACCTTCTGGGGCAACCAGTTCCGCGAGATGACCGGCACGAACACCTGGTCTAAGAGCACGATCAAGGGCGACATGAACGCGATCTATCTGTCGACAGTTCGCGGCTCGGATGCGCCTAACCTGATCATCAGCACGAACGACTTCTACGCCGCATATTGGGAGAGCTTGCAAGACCTCACCCGATATAACGACATCACGCCGGGAACCAAGGTCACGGCCGGATTCCCCGCCCTGAAGTACGTCAACGCTGATGTTGTCTTCGACAGCAACAGCAACTTCTCGGCAACCGGCGAGAAGATGTTCTTCTTGAACCTGGACTATCTGCAGCTCTGCGTGCATCGCCAGGCCAACTGGACGCAGCTAGATGACAAAGTGCCCGTCAACCAAGACGCGGTGCTCATCCCGATCATCTGGCAGGGCCAGCTCTGCTGCAGCAACCGCGCTCGTCAGGGCTATCTGCTCGACGCTTCGTAAGCGGCGGCCAAGTCCAGAACTCCATCCCTGAAAGGAAAATCCTATGCATGGTAACGTTGGAGCGCTGCTCAACGACGTGATCAGTGAGACTGAAGCGCTGACGCGCGGGCGCGGCATGAAATCCGGCACGGTCGTGACGGACAATACTGGCGCCGTGTTCATGTGCGTGAAGGCAACCGCATCCCAGAACATCATCAATGGAAACGTGATCTTCTGGGACGGAAGCTACAACGCCACGATCATGGTCTCCGGTCCGGGTACTCCGGCCGGCGCCAACATGTTCATGCTTGGCGTTGCGGTTTGCTCGATCACGGCCAGTGCAAGTCAGTTTTTCTTTGCCCAAATATTCGGTCAAGGAAACGTGCGCGTCACTGACCTCACCGCATCGAACTTGCCCAACCATCTGTTGGTCATGGGCTCGACGCCGGGCGAGGTCAAGGCGCTATCAGGAACGGCCTCTCTCTACATCAACGGCCTTGTCCTGACCGCCACGGCGAGCACGGCAACCCTGTCTGCCTGTTTCATTAACTTCCCACGTATCAGCCAGGCCTAACGACAATGCGCCGCAGCGTATTCATCGGATACGATCCACGAGAGACCGAAGCGTTTGCCGTTTGCCGGCAATCAATTCGGCGCTTATCCGGAAACATTCCGATCAGCGCTGTGGCGCTAGACGAAATGCGAGAGGCTGGCCTTTATCACCGGCCAACCTCTCGCAAAGACGGAAGGCTCTGGGATGATATCTCGGAAGCCCCAATGAGCACCGCGTTCGCAATCTCGCGGTTCCTGACGCCAATCCTGGCCAAATCTGGATGGGCGCTCTTCATGGACTGCGACGTGCTGGCCAGAAATGACCTCTACGACCTCTTCGACCTAGCCGATCCAAGCTATGCCGTGATGTGCGTCAAGCATCACCATGTGCCGCCGGAAGGCGTCAAGATGGACGGCCAATTGCAGACGCTCTACGCGCGCAAGAACTGGTCGTCAGTCATGCTGTTCAATTGCGACCATCCCGCCAACAGGAGATTGACCGTTGAGCTCATCAATACGGTTCCTGGCAGGGATCTTCATCGCTTTTGTTGGCTGGAGGATGATGAAATCGGCGCGCTCCCACAAGCCTGGAACTGGCTCGCCGGTTATTCGCCCAAATCATGTGACCCTTCATTAGTGCACTTCACAAACGGAACACCAAACATCCCCGGTTATGAAGACGCGCCATATGCCGATGAGTGGTTAGCCGAGCGCCGGGCTTGGCTCAATGGCCGCCTAGGAACGATCCCGCGAGAGCCTAAACGCAACGGACTGGGGGTGCATGCTTGACTCTGATAACGGAAGCGTACGCGCAGCAAAACCGCGAGATGCACGAGGCTTATGCTGGCTTCGGCTCCAAAGGAATGCAATGGGCCGCCTATGTCGAACAACTCGTCATTGAAGACAAGCACGAAACCATCCTTGACTATGGATCTGGCAAAGGCACGCTTGCTAAAACGTTATCAAGGGCAGGGATCTCGGTCGCGGAATACGATCCGGCTATCGCTGGCAAAGACACGCAGCCTGAACCGGCCGATCTAGTGGTCTGTCTGGACGTGCTCGAGCACGTCGAACCTGAGTTGCTGGACAATGTGCTGGCCGAATTGGCTCGCATCACCAAGCGCAAGCTGTTCTTCGATATCTGCACTCAACCAGCCTTCAAGACACTATCAGACGGGCGCAACGCTCACCTGATCGTTGAGTCGGGGGACTGGTGGCGAGAAAAGCTGTCCAGGTTATTTGACATCATCTCTTGGGGCGACCGGGCCATTTCCAACCACTTCGTTTATGGCGAAGCGGTGCCCAAGGGAGCGCCCAAGCTCACATCCAAGCGTCGCCGCATGACGCCGGAAGTCTCCGCCTTCTGTGAGATGGTTAGAGTGCAGATGGAGGCGCATTCCGATGCGATGAGCTCCATAGAGAGCATCAGCATGTGGGAAGGGTACAACGACAGGTTGGCTGATCTACAGATAGTGGCGGACATCCTTGATGGCCCGGAAGATCCCAAGCCCAAGATCCTCGATGCTCTTCGCTATACCCGCAAGGTCTACCTAGCCCGCGTCCAGCTTACTGAGGAGCGCACGGAGGAGTATTGGAGACCATTGTTTGAGCGCATCCTGCGCATTGGCAACTGGCAGGTTGACGAGGATAAGCTTGTTGTCATTGGCACACCAAGAGTAGGCGTCGCAGGCGTCAAGATGGTCGGCGCCAGGCCCAGCGAAGAGCGCTGGGAGCAAGCCAAGGCAGCGTGTGCCCGTATCCCCAAGCGTGTCCTTGTAGGCCCAGCCCACAAGCGCAAGGCAATCCTTGCCTGCTATGGGCCATCGATCAAAGACAATCTCGGGATGTTGAGGTATCAGGCGCAGGCCGAGGATGCTGACGTTATCTCGGTCTCCGGAAGCCATGATTTCCTGATCTACTCAGGGATTGTCCCAAAGTATCACGTCGAATGCGACCCCCGCGCGCACAAAGCGGACAACATCGGGACATGGCATTCCGAAGTGCAATATCTGATCGGGAGTGCATGCCATCCAGCGATGTTCGATAAGCTGGAGGGTGGTGACGTTGCCCTCTGGCATATCGCAACCGATGAGCACATCGCCAAGTTCCTGCAGGAGCTCAAAGAACCAGGCAAGCTCATAGTCACGGGCGGCGGCTCGGTAGGGCTGCGGGCAATCTCCCTGCTCTATGCCATGGGCTATCGCGAGTACCACATCTACGGGATGGATTGCAGCTTTGCCGACGAAGGCAAGGAGCAATGGGCTGGGAAGCACGCTGGATTGAGCCAGGAGGTTGTGAAGATCGCGACCGTCGAGGGCGAAATCTTCCACACAAGCCTCGTGCTCATTGGCTATGCGACGGAATTCGTTGAAATGATCCAGCGCATGAGCGTTGGGGTCGATATCCAGCTCTATGGGACTGGCCTGCTCCAAAGCATGATCCGCATGCATTCGGAGCTGGCGGCTAGCGGTAAAGCCGTGGCTCCAGGTAGTCCAATGCTGCACACGGCTGCATGATCTGTTGTTTCAAGACCGGGACGAAGTTCGGGAATGAATACGTCCTGCGACTGCGAGACGGCGTACGCCGGCACAGCGACCAAGACTTGGTCTGCTTCACCAACGATCCGGTTCCCGGCGTCGATTGCAGGCCATTGCCGGTCGATCTGCCGAAATGGTGGTGTAAAATTGGCGCCTATATGCTGGGCCAGCCGCTGATCTGTCTGGACCTAGATATCGTGATCCTAGGAAGTTTGCAGCCGCTGCTGGAATGGCAAGGCTTTGGAACGCTGAAAAATCCGTGGTTGAAAGGCTACAATACCTCCGTCATCAAGTTGACTGGCTGGGAAACGGACGTTTGGTCGCGGTTCACGCCCGGCGTCATGGCCACAATGCGAGGCGATCAAGACTGGCTAAACGTGGCCATGCCTGGCGCAGCAACATTCCCTCCAACATGGTTTCCAAGCTGGAAAGTCCATCGGCTCTTTACGCTGGATGAGCCGCCCCCAGGTGCCATTGCGTGCATATGCCATGGGTCGCCAAGGCCTCACCAGATCACGGCCCGCTGGTTCCAAAATCACTGGACAGGTGAAGGACTGACGCAATGAGCAACCAGAAGACAGGCTTCGTTGAGATCGTGCGGGGCTTGTTGGCCGTTCAGGAGGATGGCAGCAACATCAAAATTGGCACCCAGACATCATCCGCATCAGGTCTTGCGTTGGCGGCGGGCACGCCTGGGGCAATCTTGCCGGCTGGAACCGCCACGGTTGCCCCTCTTGTGCTTACGAGCGGAACGAACCTGACGACGGCTGCTGCGGGAGCTATCGAATACGATGGCACGCTCTTCTATGCCACGGCGGTTGCATCCACTCGGCAGCTTATCGATACCATCCAATATCAGTCGCTGGTTGCCGACTATACCTTGGCGGACAGCGCATCGGCACAAGCGGCATTCAACGGAACTGCGGCTGGCGCTGTGACGCTCCCCGGCAGCACGGGGTATATGGTTGATGCGATATATTATCTGACTAACACGGGCACAAGCTCGCATACCTGGGGCATTCTCTTTGCCGGTGGGGCGACGATCACGGCCGCTGGCACCGCGTTAATGGTGGATGCCTACACAGCGACATCGAACGCGCTAACAGCCAAGAGCAGCATCTACATCGTGGGCGCTGGCATCTCGTCGGTTACGGCTGTAACGGCCGCCTCTACCAGCGCGACGGAAAACGTCGTGATCAGGATCTCCGGCCGCATCAACATCAACGCGGGCGGAACGCTAATCCCGCAGATCAAGGCATCAGCGCAGCCAACCGGCACCGAGAAAATGCTGGCGGGCTCATACATAGCGCTGTGGCCGATCGGATCTAATACCGCAACCAACGTAGGAAACTGGTCGTAACTATGACGCAAGAATATGAAGAGAAGTTAAGGAATGCCCAGGACATGCTGTCGGCCCTCGAGGCACAGCGGGATAGCCTGCTAAGGACGGCTCACAACGACATGATCAGGTTGGCTGCTAGCCACAAGGCGCTAGAGCGCAGGGTTGCGGAGCAGGCGGCAAAGATCAAAGAGCTCGAAGCGGCGCCCTATAGCAACGGCCACGGCGCCAACCAGTATCAGGATGAAATGAGGCCGTGCTGACGATCGCCTGTGTTGCGGTCAACAACTATTGCAAGCGGCAAGCCGAGTACGTCAACAATCTACGCCTCGCTTGCAAGAAGCAGATAACCGTGCCGTTTGAGTTTGCATGCATCACGGACAATCCCCTTGGCTTTGCCCCGGACATCCGAGTCATACCAAAGCCCAACGCCTTCGGGTGGTGGTGTAAGCTTTTTCTGTTTTGCCCAGGCGTTTTCCGTGGCCGGGTTCTATATCTCGATCTTGATAGCCTGCTGCTTGCCAACCTTGACGATCTTGCGAACTATGCTGGCGCTTTTGCTGGTCTCGGTTGTGCTCGCCGTAATCGAATCTTTTCGTCGGGGGTCATGGCGTGGCAGGCGGGCGAATGCGACTTCATATGGACGGAATGGCTAAAAGCCGCCCAGCCGATCCTGGGGAACGGCGACGATGAGTGGATCGACAAGATAACGCAGTCCAGGGCATTACGCCTCCAGCGACAGTTCGGCGGCTTCTACCAGTACAAGTTCCACAAGTGTGAGGCCGGACCACCCAAAGACGCGCGCCTCATCTACTTCACGCGAGATCCAAAGCCACACGAAGCAGCCCGATGGGCGCAACTGGCTTGGAGATCTGGCGGCGCGGTCACGTACGAACCGGAGCCGCCAAAGCTTACTTTGACTGAGCGACTAGCACGTAAACGAGCGGAGAAATCTCTATGAATGCCATGGTAGGCGGCGGCGCACCTATGCCAATGCAGATGATCCCGATGGAAGGCGGCAAGGAGGCTACGGCGTCCATCCAGCCTATCGCGTTCTTCCTTCGATATCTGCCCGACCCGAACGATCCGACCAAGCTCATCGCCAGGGAATATGTGACCTGGGCCAAGAAGGGCGTAACCATCCCGGCAACGGTTGTCGAGCCAATCCATAAGATCGAGCGCGCCGCCAAGAAGGCAACGGAGCCTGACGACGAGTACGCCGCGAAGTGGCGGGCCATCAAACCCTTCTATGATAATTGGAAGGCTGGCGGCGAGGCCGACGCCATCACCAACGGGATGCCGCTATCGATCTGGCCGGCTGTGACCCGCGATGTCGTGGAGGCCTTGAAGCCGTTCCGTATCTACACGGTCGAGGACCTGTCGATTGCCAAGGATGACGTCCTAAACCGAGTGCCGAACCCGAACATGGTTCGTTATCGCGAGCGCGCCAGGAAATACCTCGAGACCAAGGACGTGGCGATCGCCGTGCGCGATCTCGATGAGAGCAAAGCCCAACTTGATGAGCTGAGGAAGCAGCTTGAGGAGCTTCGCAGGGCTCAAGCTGACTCCGACAAGCGCGCAAGAGATGCCGAGAAAGAGCTAGACGAGGCGGTTCCGGCAGTAGCTAGGAAGCGCGGACGTCCGGCTAAGGCAGAGGCGGCAGCTTAACAGTTAGTGTTGATGTGCTGCCACCTAGCTAGCTCTTCGTTAGTTAGCTGGCCTGGCGCTTCCTTAATTGCAGCCTCGATCCGGTCGACCAGCCAAGTCCTGTCTTCGTCCTGAACGCAGGGCGGGGCGTATTGCTCAATCTTAGCGTAGAAATCGTCCGCAATCTTCTGTGCGCGTTCGCGCGGGGTTCCAGCCACCGTGAGCCTCCTAACTCTCGTCCAAGCTGCCTGTGACCGAATGGGGATCGTTCGTCCCTCGTCGGTCATAGGCTCAACCGACCAGCAAGTGCGCCAACTCCAGGGCTTGGCCCAGGAGGAGGTAACGGAACTTGCGCGGCGGCATCCTTGGCAAGCCATTGTAAAGGAAACCACGTTTGTTTCAATCGCGCAGGAAGAACAAACGTCAGTTATTCCTGCCGATTTCGATCGGTACATAAACGAGACGATGCACAACCGCACTGCGCACAGAAGGGTTGAAGGTCCTCTTGATCCCGTGGAATGGCAGCGCTTCCAAGCGATGACAATAACCCTCGTCTGGGACGCTTTCCGCATCAGGGGCAATTCGCTCTTGCTTACGCCAGTCCCTGCGGCTGGCCAGACCTATGGGTTTGAGTACGTATCAACCTACAGGATACGCACCGCAGCCGGTTCATCTGGCAGCCTTACAACCTGGACGGCCGACGACAACGTTTCTCTGCTGGACGAAGAACTGATCACGGACGGCGTTTGCTGGCGGTTCCTCAAGGCCAAGGGAATGGACTATAGCGAGGCCTTCCGCACGTATGAGCTGCACGTGATGCTCGCGACCTCTCGAGACGGCGGCAAGCGTACCGTCAACATGGGCCGCGCCTACGACTATCGCCGTCCACGCATGCCCACGTTCCCTGATGGTTCCTGGTCTATCAGCTAATGGGCTCCAAGCAACATCTTCAGAACCGGAGCAACAACTACACCCATTACCCCAATGGGGACGCCAGCAACCCCAAGAGCTTAAACACCTTCCTTGATACGCTGGTGGTGGGGCCAAGCGGCGGGAGCAGCACCAACAACGCCATTGCCGTTTGGGACGGAACCACGGGCCGATTGCTCAAGGATTCTTCGCTGGTTCTCAGTGGCGGAAGCGTGCTTGGGCCGGCGTCCGGCGGAACAGGAATCGCCAACAATGCAGCCAGCACCCTAACAATATCCGGCAACTTCGCGACAACGTTGACGGTAAGCGGAACCACAAGCCTAACCCTGCCAGCGTCCGGAACTCTGGCCATCCTTGGAGCCAACACATTCACCGGAACTCAGACGCTGGTCGCTGGTACAACAAGTGTTGCGCCGTTGCAGTTTCAATCGGGAACCAATCTTACGACCCCAACTGCAGGGGCGATGGAATATGACGGAAAAGTCCCTTACTATGACTTTGCGGCAAGTCAGCGTGGTGTCTTGCCGTGTATGCAATTCATTTCTCTGACTGCCACTTATACGCTCGGAAACAACACCAACACACAGGCCGTCTTCAACACGCCGTCTAATGGTACGCTGACGGTTCTCGGCTCAACAACCTACTTCTTCCACTGCCAGCTGAACCTATCGAGCATGTCCGCAACGAGCGGCAATATGAAGTTCGACGTGCTTGGTGCGGGGACCGCGAGCTTTACGTCTGCCGCCTTTCACTCGGTTGGCGTGGATACGTCAGCGCCCGGAACCGCCGGATCACAATCCGGGTGCTTTACAGCGACTAATGCCTCCTCTGGGGACATCGTGGGCGCTGCAGTCAACACGGGGTGCGTTGTGGATATCTGGGGTATCTTCCGAGTCAGTTCAGCTGGAACCATCATTCCATCAGTCGCACTGACGAACGCAGCCGCTGCTGTCGTTGGCGTCAATAGCTTCTTCCTCTGCTATCCAGTTGGAACTAATACAGTGCAATCGGTGGGCAACTGGTCCTAATGCTCCAGGCGCTGATACCAAACACAACGCGGCAAGCTGTTTCGCAGCCGGCGCCGGTTCCGTTCCCTGTGCAGGGATGGGACACGACCTCGGCGCTTGCGATCATGGACCCGCAGCGCGCCGTCCAGCTCAAGAACTGGTTTCCCCAGCCAGGATATGGGGAAGCAAGAAACGGCTTTGACAATTGGGCCTGGGAAGTCGGCACGTCCTCGACCTCGGTCGAGAGCCTGATGGTCTGGAACGGGCCGAGCTCGCAGAAGATGTTTGCGGCGGCCTCTACGGCCATCTACGATGTGAGCAGCAACGCCGTTGCTACGTCTGCCGTGACCGGGCTAAGCAATGCCCGTTGGCAATACACGAACATGACGACGGCGGCCGGCGCGTTCCTCGTCATCTGCAATGGCGCTGATAGCGTCCGGAATTACAATGGCTCCGTCTGGAGCACGCCCAGCATAACCGGCGCGAGTTCAGCCAACTTTATCAACGTAAACCTGCACAAGCATCGTCTTTGGTTCGTCCAGTCTGGCACGACCTCCGCTTGGTATCTGCCAACTGATGCAATTGCTGGGGCCGCTACTCAGTTTGATGTCGGTGCGACGTTTGATCGTGGCGGGTATCTGGTAGCCACGGCAAACTGGACGCGTGACGGTGGCGCCGGCGCTGACGACTTTACGATCTTTATATCGAGTCAGGGACAGTTGTCCGTCTATCAAGGAACCGATCCATCTAGCGCCACGACCTGGGATCTCGTGGGCGTTTTCAATGTGGGAACGCCTCTGGGACGGCGATGCTTTACCAAGCTCGGCGCCGACTTGCTCATTCTCACGTTAGATGGCGTGATCCCCATGAGCAAGGTATTGGGCGGCGTTGACCAAGCGCAGATCAAATTCCAGTCCCTTTCGGCCCTCATTGCCAACAGCTTCAACCAAGCGGCCTTTAGCTACGGATCTAACTTCGGCTGGCAGCCCATCGTCTATCCGCAGGGCACGCGCCTCGTTGTCAACATTCCAACATCCGAGAACGCCGCCGCCAAGCAATACGTCATGAACACGGTGACGGGCGCATGGTGTGAATTCGACAGCCACAACGCCAACTGCTGGGCGATCTACAACAACAACCTCTACTTCGGCGCCAACAATGGGCGGGTCTACAAGGCCGACGTTGGGCCGCTAGACCTCTTTACGCCGATCACATGCACGGGACAGGCTGCGTATCAGGCGTTCAACTCGCCTGGAAATCTGAAGCGGTTCACCATGCTTCAGCCGATGATTACGGTGAATTCGCCGAACCGTCCATCTGTCGGCATTTCAACGGACTTTGTCGAGACCTCAAGCCTATCTAGCCCGTCGTCTGCAACGGGTGCTGGCTCGACGTGGGATAGCTCGACATGGGACAGCTCGGAATGGAGCTCTACTGACGCCAACGTCAATGACTGGACATCTAGTCCGGCGTTGGGGCGCTTCGCTAGCGTCAAGTTTCAAGCCCAGACCGGCACGACCGTATCGATTGGCCAATGGGGCATAGGCACGTGGGGGTCGGCGACCTGGGGCGCATCTAGCCGAACCAACGAAATAATGCGCATCAACGGGTTTATGACCCTCTATGAGACCGGAGCGTTTATGTGATGGGGCATATTGCACATCAGAACGAGACGACTTTCGAGGTTTCGGCCAATGACGATGTGCTGCGGGTCAGCCGCTGCCCAGATGGATCGATGATGGTCTACATGGCGGCAGATCGCGGGCAGGTGGCCTTGACCAATTCGCAAGTGGCAACCCTAGTCACTTGGCTCCAACGTCGCCAGAACACCGGATTAGTCGGCGGGTAATGTGCATCTCGTCACTGGGAACACAGACCTTGTATGCCGATGGGCAAGCAAGTTCTTTGAGGGCACGTTCAGCCGGCCGGATTGGGCATTTGGAATCGTGGACGGAGGTGGCGTGCTTCGGGGCGCCATCATTGGTGATCAGTGCAATCCGTGGACGGCTGAAGTAACTATCTGCGGAACTCAGGCATTCACGAACGGAGTCGTTAAGGATTTCTTCCGCCTCTATTTCCTGCGCTATTGGCGGATTCAGGTTTCCACTAGCAGATGCAACCGCACCGTAAAAAGGAATATGCCTAAGTGGGGCTTTAAATTTGAGGGCATCGCAAAGGACTACTATGGCGCCGGGCGCGATGCGCTGCGCTACTCCATGACTAAGGACAACTGTCGCTGGACCAGAGGACGAGACGAAAATGGGAAGCCTATTCAAAAGCTATTCCCCGCCAAGCATGGATCAGGCGCGAAGTCAGGCACAGCCAACAATAGACGCACAGAAAGCGCAAAACTCCCAGAACGCCCAGCAGCAGGCAGAATATAACCGTATCGGCCAGACTGATGCGGCGGGCAATCAGCTTAATTACACACGGATTGGCACGAACCCAGACGGGACGCCGATCTATAGTCAAAGCGTAAATCTTGGCGCGCTGGGTCAGCAATTCCAAGGTGGCTTTGCTGGGCTCGGGCAGCAGTACATTGATCAGGCAGGCCAATTGGCTGGGAAAGCCCCAGGAAGCAGCCAGGACGCATTTAATCAGGCCTATCAATCGGCCACTGCGGAAATGCAGCCGCAATGGACGCAGGACACAAATGCTCTGAAAACGCAACTAGCGAACCAAGGCATTCCAGAAGATAGCCAAGCTGGCCAAAACGCCCTTCGCCAACTTCAAACGTCGCAGCACGCGCAGCAGAATACTTTGGCGTCTGGTCTACAAAACCAGCTGTGGAACCAAGGCGCCCAAGGTCTAGCAATGCAAGAGCAATCGCTTGGCCTGTTGCAGCCTGGAGTGAGCTATGGCGGCTCTACGCTCAACGGCCAATTTGCTGGTCTTCCCGGAGTAAATGTCGCCAATACGGACATCGCAGGAATTGACCAGAACGCATACAACAATCTGATGCAGCAATACCAGGCGCAGTTGCAGCAGCAGAACGCGCAATGGTCTGCGATCGGTCAGGGCCTCGGCGGTCTCGGGGGCGGCCTATTGTCCGGCGGCCTTAGCGGCATGGGGGGATTTGCTGGCTTGGGTAAGTATCTGTTTGGCAGCGGCACGCCAACGTCTACAGGCGGACAGGGCGGAATAGGGCATCAATAAGGAATCGCGCCAATGGCCTTAGGATTCTTCGATCCGCAGTCAGGGGCGGCGCCAGATGCGACCGCTGGCTCGACGCCTGAACAGGTCGATTTTCAGCGCAAGTATGCCCAACAGCTGCTCGCCAAAGGTATGCAGCCCGTAAATGGGCCGGCAGGTCCTTGGCAATTATTTGCGATGCTGGGGCCGGCTATTGGCGGCGGAATAGCGGCCGGTAATGCGCTGGACGCAGAGAGGCAGGGCAAGGCGTCTCTTGGGGAAATTCTGGCTGGCACCGGATCGCCTCAGGACAAAATGGCCGCCCTGGCGCGCAATCCGTGGGGTCAAGATCTCGCAACAAGCCTTTATGCGAAGAACCTTGGGGAAAGCATAAGCCCAAAGGCGCAGATGGAGCTTGCAACCCAAGCGCAAGCCTTGAAGCATGCGCAGGCGATGGATCCGCTTCAGCAGCAAGCGACAAAGGCACAGATAGCGGCATCCGAAAACGAATTCAAACAAGTCGGCCAAGATGAGTTTAACCGGCCTATCAATGCGTGGGTCAAGCCGGGAACGCAAACGATCACGCCAGCAACTGTAACGGGTCCAGATGGCAAGCCGATTAGCGGTGTCAATTCTAGCGCAGCCGGAACGCCGCTTGATGGTCTAAGCGGCGATGATTTCCTAGAGGGCCTCCGTAAGCAGTATGGCAACGCGATCGCCAACCAGGTCAAAGGCATTGCGAGCGGCGAACAACCGATGTTGCCGGTTGCTGGTCGCGCCAGTCAGCGCAACCAGCAGATCATGGCGTGGGTGCAGAACTATGATCCCACCTTCAGCGGAGCCAAATGGACGGCTCTCAATAGCGCTAATAAAAATTTCCTGGGCAGCGGTCCAGAATCCCGAAATTTGACCGCCATTACCACAAGCTTGCACCATCTCGTCCAGTTCGACGATGCCATCGACAAGCTAGGGAATTGGAATGTTGCCGGCGGGACAGCGCTTCGGCATATCACTAACCAGATAGCCGCCGGGGTATCTCCAGCCTCCGAAACCAAGATCAAGAACTTTAACACCGTAAAAGACGGCGTGGCGGAGGAAGTGGAGAAGGTGCTCCACGGCGGAAGCAATGTCGCCGCTGTCGAAGCTTGGAAACAGCGTTGGAGTGATGCCTCATCTCCGCAAGCGCTTCACGGCTCAATCGCGGAAGCGATTCAATTGATGCAGGGACGCGCGGATGAATTGCACGAAACTTACGTGCGCGGTACTGGCCGAGAGCCGCCGAGGCCGTTTGTCCGCCCTGAAATACAACAGGGGTTCGACGCCTTAAAAAAGAAGGCTGCACTGTGGAATACGCTCGGGCGCAAGCCAACGGATGCGGAACTCACCAAAGCGGGCGCTATTGTTCCGCAAGCCTCGGTCGAGTCATCGTCTAACGCTGCGGCCAAAATTGATCATGGCCCCTTGGTGAATGCGCCAACATACAACCTTGGGTCTCTGCCCGATTCTGTTCAACGCAGCGTGATCTCGGAACTCGCCAAGGATCCGACGAACCCAGAGCGGCAGCAATACTTTAGAGGTCACTTCGGCCAAGATGCACTTGATAAGGCGCTGGCGTTCATCAAGTCGCGCGGCGTGGCGCCGCCGCAGCCCCAAGCTCAACCTCAACCTCAGCTTCAGCCCCCGACCTAATGGCAGACGATCCATTCGCGCAATATCTACCTGCGGCGCCTGCTGCGCCGAGCGGAGATCCGTTTGCAAAGTATCTGCCGGCGCAGGCAAAAACGCCAGCGGCGCCCAAGTTCAACATTGACTTCTCAAAGCCTGTCGAGGAAGTCCGCGCCGAGGTCGCCAAGCTCCCAGACGATCAGCGCCAGGAAGCTCTAAAGCAATGGGCGGATGCTTATGTTGCGAAAGAACGCGGCGGCACGGAGCATAGAACGGACCTCGTCCGCAATATCGCTCGCGGTACGATCGCCGGCAGCTGGGCCGATGAGATGAACGCCTTGACGGCTGCTGGGCTGCATAAGGTGTCGGGCGGCAAGTTGGGTGCGCCCTATGACGAGGCCGTTGCGTACCAACGCGCGACCGATAGAGCCATAGATCAGGATCTTGGCCTGGGATCGACGGTAGGGCAGCTAGCTGGCGCATTCGGAACTGGAGCGCCGATCGCCAAGGCGATCATCGGAAGCGGCAAAGGTCTGTTAGCCAAGACGGCTCTATCCTCCGGCGTTGGCGGCGGCGCTGCTTATTCGTCCGCTCTTGGCAATGCCGAGGGTGATCTAGGGGAAAGAAACGATGCAGCACTGGGAGCGCTCCCAGTAGGCATGACCATTGGTGCCGCAATACCTGGCGGTGCTGCGCTGACAGGCAAAGTCGCTAGGGCAGCATATGACGTCGCGTCGCCAACGCTTGCGAGACTTGGCGCATCTATAAGCGAGAAGCTTCCGCGCAAGATCGGCTTGCCAGCTATGAGTGCGGATGGGGCGACTCCGGAAACCGCTGGAGCCAGGGCAGCAGCAGAGCAAACCGTTGCGAACTGGCTAGCTACTGAAGGCGTGCCGCCCGGACAAATCCCAGAGAGAATGCGCCAGATCGTTGAGGCGACCAAATACCATACTAGCGGACAAGCACAGGATGCCAGCGCGCTAGTTGATATGACGCCTGGATTGCAACGTCTTGGGCGAGCGGTAGCCACGAGATCGCAAGACGCTAACACGCAAGCCAAGCAGTTCCTGGAGGCACGGCAGACAGGATTGACGCCGCCAGGAACCACGGCCGATGATATGGCGGCCAGGGGATTGCCCACGCGAGAGCGTTTCGCAGAACCAATCAAGGGAAGCGAAGCAACCGATCTTTATGGAACGAACTTCGGCGCCGGAAACGACAACATTGTCCCGATGGGACAGGGCGAGCGCTACATAGATGCGCTCAAGCGCGCGTTCCGGATCAAAGATAGCGAACTTCACGGCCATGCCGACAATGCCGCTAGCACTGCCGACGCTATTGTTGATGCGGCTCGAGCGGAGGCCCAACCGGCCTATAACGCTCTCTATAAAGCCGGCCAATCCATAGACGTGTCCAGCGCAGTCGCTCCAGCTATCCAGAAATGGCGTGCGATCATAGCTGATCCGGCGTCGGCCATTCCAGGACCCATCAAGGCTGCGGTTGGACGGCAAATCACGCAGCTATTCGCGCCCAATGGAAAGATCGTCTCCAACATAGAGACGTTCGATAGGGCAAAGCAGCTGCTTGATGATCGCATTAGCGCACTGCTGGAAAGCCCGAGAGCCCCACAGAGGCAACTATCCAGGGGCCTCATGGATCTGAAGAACGATCTAATCAAGGGCGTCACGGACGAGAGCGGCAAAGTTGCTGGCGGGATCGATAACATCGCGGAAGGCAATCTAGGCCCGCTATACAAGGAAACGCGCGGAAAGTTCAGCTCCCGCATGGAGGCTAAAGAGGCGTTAGAGGCTGGCAAACAGGCGGCGGAGGTTGGTGGGCAGCAGGGCATCAAAATTTTCGATGCGGCGGCCACAACCCCAGGCAACGAAAAGCTCGCGCGCCTTGGCGTCCTTGGGCACGTAGAAGGCAAAATCGGCGGCATGAAGCACGGCGCAGACAAGAGCGCAATTTTCGACACGCCGAATATGAACCAATTCTTGGCTCATGCCATAGAGCGGTCGTCTGGAGCAAACGCCCCATTTGCCAATAGGCCGGAACGGTTCGGCCAGTTCGTCGATCTGCAAAAGGGTCAAGCCGAAACCCGCAACATGGTGCAAGGCGGCTCGCCAACTGCCCGCATCGAGTCAGACGTGAACAGCTTCGACATCCTATCCAAGTGGCAAGAACTCAAGAACTCGTCCAGCGCCACTATGGCCGGCATCAAATACGCGGCGCATCTGCTGAATAGGACGTTTGGCCTACAGGCGGATACCGCCGCCCAGATCGCTCAAAACCTATTCACGGCCAACAAGGCACAGCAAGCCCGCTTCGTTGCGGCAGTGGAGCAAAGACTGGGGCGGGATCGAGCGGCGCAGTTCACGCAGCTAATGAACGAATACCAGCGCCAAGCAACGTCCGCATCGGCGCGGCAGGCTGGCAATCAAGGCAATCAGTAAAGCTTAATACCTTCAGAAGGCGCAATAGCCAATGGCTGATGAGATCGATCCACGGCTAGTGCAGGAACTACTGCCGTTGGTCGCGCGGGAGCTCGATAAGGCTCGCGTCCGGCCAGGCGGATTGCCCTACTTGCCGCCGTTGCCCCAGAGAAGCGCTGAAGCGCGATCCGCCGCACCGCCAGAGCCGCCAATAGGCGATCTATTGCGCGATCCGTTCTCTTATTTCCGGGCGCGTGGCGAGCACATGGCTGGCATGAGCCCAGAAGCTCAGATCGATGCTTTGAACGAAGCGGCCAGACCGGCCCGCGAAATGACGGGCATTCCTGGGGTGGTTCGCGCTGGCGAAGCCGTTGGAGAAGCGGCGAGCGACCCATCCATCCCAAATGCGGCTAAGGCTGGAGCCGCTACTGGGGCGGCCCTATTCAGGCCTGGTATTGTCGCCGGCTCGCTTGGCGCTGGATATGCTGGCGCTGTCGCGAAGGATCTTGGGCTATTCGACCCGTCTTCGGCCTCCGCCGCTGAATTGACAGCGCGGCAACGTCGCGCACTGGAAATCGAAAAGCAGCGCAGCGAGCAAGCCTCAAAGATAAAGGAGCAGGAGCTGGATGCGGAGGCCGCCAGGAGCCTAAAAACTCAAGCGGCATCGAAAGACCGTGAGGCATTCGACCGCCAGATGTCGGCTGCAGACGCGAGACTGCAGGAAGATCTCGCCAGAGCGAAGCGAGGCAGGTTCGAAGATAGCAACACCAAAAAAGTTTATGACGCTACCGCTGGATATACGCCCGCGCTCGTTCCCTTCGCGCAGGGAGCTGCAATCCGGGCCATCGGCGGCGATAGCAAGGGAACAAAGCTAGCCGCAATACTTGGCGGCGTGCCAGAGGGGGTTATTGGGGCAAACCTACCCTTGGGCTGGGACGCCTATATCGGGCCTCCTTCGTACAATCCGACGCGGGAGGCATATGAGGATTATGTCCGGGATATTCCCTCCAAAGATCCAACTGGAGCTCCCACGAGACGGGCAGAGATGCAGGAATACATTGATAAATATCTTCCTAAGGCAAACCCCATCAGAGAACGCGCGGGCGCAGAATTTTTCGATCCCCAGCGCCTAGCTGAGCGCAGCGGCGTAGGCGCAGTGGAGGGAGGAGCCGGAGGAGGCCTCGGCCATCTTTTTGCGTCCCTATTTGCAAAGGGCGGTGCCGCTTTAGCCGCGCCCTTCAGAGGAAGAGGAGGTCCAGCACTCCCATCAGGAGGGCCAGCGGGACCAAGTAATGGAGGATCGCCCATTGGTACTCTGGGTAATGCGGGCACAGGGGGACCATCGCCAATAACGCTAGTGCCGGAAAGAACGCCGCAACCCTTGATCGAGAAGATGCGTGCTGGGCAGGATGTTGTCCCTCCTGAAGGTCAACTGCCTGAGACCGAAGCGTCTGCCAATCAACTTGTGCGGACATTGGGTCAATTCCCCATACCAGCCAATCGAAACGCTCGACCCAGGCCCAGCCCCGAAGTCGATAGTAGCGGCAATCAAAAGCACCGCGATCCCGAGACTGGTCGTTATACCTCACCACCGGAAGAATAAGCAATGGCAGGCTATCCAAATCCCTTCGGCGATCTAGCCAACACGCTCGCGTCCGGAGGTCAAAATCCGAACGACTGGATGCAGCGAATACAGCAGTTCAGGCAGAGGTTCGCCCAAGGCGGCCTTCCAACCGGAGGTGGCGGCCAAATGCCTTGGGGAATGCCTAGGGAGCCTTGGGGCGGCACCGGCACGGGCCAGAAGCCTCCGATAGGCCAGAGCCCTATCACGGGCACTCAGCCGCCACCACAGATGGGCCAAGGCGGCCAAACTCCACTCGGAACTCAGCAACCCATGATGCCTTGGCGGGTTCCTATGGCGCCGCCCCCAGCGCAAGCGCCAACTGGCGGGCAAATGACTGGCACCTTTGCCAATAGCCCAACCCAAGCGCCTCCGGTCCAACTGCCCGGGCAGGTCACGCAGCCAGCGCCGCCGCCAACCGCCTTGGGCGGCCAAGCCACTGGGACGTTTGCCGCCCCAAGCGCGCAGACCCAACAGCAGCCCACGCCCATAGGAAACATCTTCCAGCCCCAGCAGGGCACTCAGACCCAGCCCCAACAGCCGCAGCAGCCTTGGGCAGCGTCGCTATTGCGACCGCAGATGACCGGGACATTCACGACTAAGTAAGGAGGCGATTTTGGCCCGCAACGGATCAGGCACAGCTTCCATTCCGAACTCGTTCAGCGCAGGAACCACAATCCAAAGTTCGACTATGAATGCGAACTTTTCGGATGTGGCGTCCATGCTAACGAGCTCGCTTTGCACAGACGGCCAGACCTCCATGTCTGGCCCGTTCAAGGCGGCGGTTGGTTCGGTCTCTGCTCCTGGCATCACCTTTGGTTCTGAGACAACGGGCGGCTTCTACAGGATCGGAAGCAACAACTGGGGCGCCGCCGCCAACTCCACCAAAATCTGGGAATGGGACACGACCGGATTGACGGTCGCTAGCGGTCTCGCTCTCAAGGTCGGGACTGGAACGGCCTATGTAAGCGGCGGGACCGACGTTGCGGTTGCCGATGGCGGCACAGGCGTCAGCGCACTCACCGCGCATTACCTGCTCGTCGGCAACGGAACGTCAGCGCTTACCCTAGTGGCGCCCAGCGCAACATCTGGCGTTCCCCTTATCAGCCAGGGATCGAGCTCAGATCCAGTCTATGGGACGGCGGTCGTTGCCGGAGGCGGGACAGGCATAACATCTGCGACGGCCTATGCCGTCCTCTGCGGCGGTACGACTTCGACTGGAGCGTTCCAATCCGTAGCCTCTGTCGGTTCGTCCGGCCAAGCGCTCCTTTCAAATGGCGCGGGCTCTACGCCGACGTTCCAAGCAATCATCCCAGCTTATGCCGCCGGAACCTATGCGACTAACACGACGATCAGCGGCACGATCCCCTATGACGATACAATCCCGCAGATCGGCGAGGGCACCGAGATTATATCAATCTCCATAACGCCAATTCGATCCACCAGTAAAATCAAAGTCAGTTTTGCAGGTCAAGGCGGCGTCGCGTCGGCAGGACCCATGACGGCCGCGCTATTCGTAAATGGGGGATCGGATGCGGTGCAGGCTGCGGTATTCCAGACCACTAGCGTTAACACAGAATACCCATGCTCCTTTGAGTATTCGTATGCCCCCGGCAGCACGAGCGCCCAAACGATCGCGCTTCGCGTAGGATCAAATTCCGGCAACTCATTCATGAACGGCAACAGCACTGCTGGTCGAAAGTACGGCGGAGCACAAGCCACAACCCTTATCGCCCAGGAGATTTTCCAATAATGGCCATCTCAGGGACGTACACCAAAACCTACGCGCTGCCGACGAACAGCTTTGCACAGCCTGTGCAGGGAACGACTATCGACCCAACCGACGCAACCAGCACGCTGAACGACCTTAAAACGGCGCTCAACACGGTTGTTTCGCAATACCCTGCAACTCTTGCCTTTGCTCAGTCTGTCAATTTCAATTCGGGTAACACAGACACGTCGTTCACAATAACGCTGCCGAGCGGTTTCACGCGCTACCGGGTCGCTGGCGTGTTCATATCAGGAGCAAGCCACGATATCAGCACAGCGACGGCTGGGCTTTACACGGGGGCGGGGGCGACCGGCACCGCGATCGTCACTGGTGGAACTACTATTACCGTCACGGCAACCGCCGAGGGCACCAACGCCAACATGCAGTCTATGACGGTCGGCAACCAGAATACGCAGTCGTGGGCAGTCGGAACTCTCTACTGGCGCGTTGCAACGGCTGAAGGCGCCACGGCGACCGCCGTCGTTACCATCCACATTAACCCGATGAGCTGATCGTGGTGGATCGCTTCAGCGCTTGCCTTGCCGAGACCCTTAAATGGGAAGGCAATTTTTCTAATGATGCCCACGACCCCGGTGGGGCGACCATGAAGGGCATCATCCAGAAAGAATATGATGCCTATAGGCGGAAACGCGGCTTGCAGACGCAAACGGTGCGCAACATTTCAGAGGATGAGCTAAGGGATATCTACCGCTCCTCCTACTGGATGCCGGTTCGCGCCGATGAATTGCCGCCAGGGCTGGATCTGGCAACCAACGACTTCGGCATAAATTCAGGCCCTGTGACGGCTATTCGCAAGCTGCAGCAGTGCCTAGGCATTGTGGCCGATGGCCACATGGGAACCCAAACCATCGACGCGGTTCATCAATCCGGAGATGTGCACGGGCTGATCGCGAAATACATGGATGCTCGCCGCGCCTACCTACGCAGCTTGAGCACGTTCCAGTATTTCGGCCGAGGCTGGATGAGCCGATGCGACGGCATCGAGCACGCCGCCATGGCATCGGCTGGCAATATAATCGCCTTTGTGCCCCCGGCCGATTTACCCAAGCCAAACCCCGATCCGGACCTCCAAGCAGCCTCCCAAGGCCGTGCGCCAGCCCAAAACCCAGCCCCTCCCCTCGCCACCCAAGCAGGATTAACGCTAGGGGGGTCAGGAGGGCTTGTGGCGGCCGGTCCGGGTATCGTGGCTAGGTATACAGCCAGCGGCAAGTTCACCCTCTCAGGGCTCGTTTTAGCGGCTTTGCAAGAGCCTCTGGTTTGGGTCGGTGCTCTAGCCTTATTCGGCGCTGTTACAACTTGGCTTTGGCGCAGAAAGCATGTCTGACGATTTGGCGCGGATCCTGGCTGGTCTTGATCCGGCGATGACTTACCGATCGCCTGTCCGGCAGGCCGTGGAAGGGGATACGGTCAACCCTAACTACACTGAGGTTCGGTCGGCGCCCGGCGGGCCTATTCAGAGTCCCTTAGGTTTTAACGAGCCTTTAGCCAGTCGCCTGCCTTCGGGAGCTATGGATGTGTTGGCGGGCCTCATTGGGCCGCGCGCTCCAGTTCGTGTTCCCAATCCAATCAAAGCCTATCACGGCTCTCCCCATGACTTCGATGCCTTCGACCTATCCAAGATCGGCACCGGAGAAGGAGCCCAAGCCTATGGGCATGGGTTGTATTTTGCGGAGCATGAGCCAGTTGCGAAAGGCTATCGCGACAATCTGGCTGGCAACATCGTAGGGGGAAAGCCGTTTGACGAATACGACTGGCGACATCAGGGCGCTCTAACGCTGCATGACGTTGGCGGAGATCCAGCCAAGGCCATTGTGGAGCTCCGCGCGAAAGCCGAGCGTAATAGGCTTGCAGATCCAGGCTATGCGCAAAGGTTGCGAACGGCAGCGGCGGCGCTTGAGCGGGGTCAGCAGCTTCCTCAGATTTCGCCCGGCAAGATGTACGAAGTCGCCCTTCACGCCTCACCAGAGTCATTCCTGGACTGGGATAAGCCGCTGAGCGGGCAGCCTGCGCAGCTTCAGGACGCCTATAGAAAATTGCAGGGCGTTACAGGTTACAAAGTTCCGCTGCGTCCGGAGAATGCTGGAGAAGCGCACTATCAGTCATTCGAGAAAGCCAGTTCTCACCATCCAGAAGGCCCTGGCGTCGGAGCGGTTGAGGCGCTTCGTGAAGCCGGCATCCCCGGCATCCGCTACCTAGACCAGGGGTCAAGAGCTAAGGGCGAGGGTTCAAGCAATTACGTCGTCTGGTCTCCTGAGATCATAGAGATACTGAGGAAGTATGGGTTGGCTGCCGCAGCTCCAGTGGGCGGCGCAACTCTAGCAAGTATTCTCTCGCAACCATCTCCAACATCGCAAGAGCAATGATCGCCCTCCTTTCCGGCGCATGGTGGCTCCAAAAGCTCTCAGGCATCGCCGCCCAGGCTGTCGCTATTGTTACGGTTGCCGTCATCATATTCGTTGGACTCGGCCTCGGTTTCTGGTGGCTTCGGGAAGATGCCCGGCAAGAGGAGCGGGCCAAAATGGCAACGCAAATGGCAAATGCCAGAGTTCAGCAACTGCTATTGCGCCAGCGGGCCGAAAAACAGGCGACGGCAATCGGTGCTCGAGCCGAGAAAGATTTGCTTCAGGAGCTTGATGTCAGCGAAGGCATCATAAACGGTCTCGAGAAAAAGCTAGCTGATCATCAATGCAATCCGCAAGGCAGGGTGATTTGTTTCCCGCGTAAGGTAGCGCAGGAACTTAATAAATGACTCGCGGCCTGATGTTGCTCCTGCTGTTGGGAGGTTGCGCCACTCAACAAGCGCCGATCTATGTGACCCAAGACCTCCCAGAGATCCCATTGCATTGCGACACAGCGCAACGGCCAACGCCAAAAGCGCCGACGCTCCCAGATGAGGACATAACGGACTTAGCGGCGGCCAAGGATAGGCTTGCATTCAAGCAAGCGCATCGGATCGCCAGTGCGTATCGAAGCGCATGCTATGAGGAGTTGCGGGTGTTGTTGAGGGAGCAGAAGAAGCCAACATCATAAAGCGGATCTGGATTTCCTTCGAGCCCTATATTTCATGTTGTCTGCATTTCTGCAAGGAATGCATTCCGCTCTTCCGCTTCGCCTAATGACCGTGTTTTCTTTTGTTTTTTCGTTGCCACACCGCCTGCATCGTTCTAAGCGCATCAGTATCTGGCCGGTATGTCTGCCTTTAAGCCAGCAGTCGCGCATGTTGTCGGTCTGAGTACCGAGAAATAAATGATCCGGATTGGCGCAGAGTCTAGTGTCACATTTGTGAAGAACGCATAGATTGTCAGGGATCGGCCCCTTAAATAGGGCATAAGCCAATCGGTGAACCTGCTGAGATCTGCCTTCCGCCCAAATAGCGCCATAGGCATTATGTGGGCGAATGTAGCCTGTCCATAACCAACATCCAGAGTTCGGCTCAGGTGAAAGTCCCGCAAGCAGCCTACGCTTAGCTGATGGGTATATCGACATCGATGGTCCTCATCTTTTGGTAAGGGGGGATAAATGGCACATGGAGACGGCCTGGATTATTCAGACCATGACCCGCATAGAGACGGTGGTCTCTATGGGGTTCCAAGAACTGCACCGCAGGATAGACGACAGGGAGCGGGCCACAACGGAGCAGCACAGGGAGGTACTGGCCTATATCAGGCACGTGGATCGCCGGAAGAATGGCAATGGCAAGAACGGGAACGGCCACCATCTGCCGTGGGCGAAGATAGCCACGCTGATTGGCCTCATCATCTTAGGATGCATCGGGCACATAGCGCCTGGGGCGTTACGAAGCTCCGTAATGACAGTCCTCCCAGAGGCCATCAAGAGCTTAATTGGTGGTTAGATAGGATGCTTCTAGGGGCCATAGCCTTCCTGGCGTCGGCAGTCGTTGCAGCACTCATGCACAGCTGAGCGCTTATTTTTGTCTTGTTCCTTGTAGCTGCCACCTTGGGTGGCCTTTCTTATAGGGTCGCGACAATGTCGCGAAGCTCAAGCGTATGACGGTACTCTCTCAGCCTACGCCATGTGTAATTGTCTGAGCGCGCAGCACTGATGAGTTGCATTGCGTGCCCCTCAGTCGGCACACTGAAAGTTCGCAGGATGCCGTTCGGCCAAGTAAGCTGCACGTCGACAGTGCCGGTCTTGTACCGCTTCAGCAGGACGGGGGTCGCCTCACGCAGTTTCATAGGCGGTCTATCCATCGCTGTGCCCACATCCCAAGCTGCACGAGGGCAGCACCCACCATCATGTAAAATGTGGTGGCAACCCACGGCTCTACAGGAGTGTCTAGCCAGCTCATCGATGCGGCCTTTCCTATATGTAGAGAACGCCGAGGCGGCGCCACATGAAATCTAGGAATTCGCGGCACTCATCGTCCGTCATCTGACTGGGCGTTCTGCCCTTCCAGATTTTCAGTCCGGTGTTAGCGACTTTGATTTGCAGCGTGGTCACGGCCTCGGGCCTCAACTGCGGTTGGCGCGAAGGGTAAGACGAATGTCGTCGGAGCGGTCGATTAGTCCGATGGCGCCCAATCTAGTCATCTCACCTTCCGCTTTGCGTAGGCAGCGCGAACACGTCGCCTTGGGCGTGCCCCACGTTGTCCATTGGATGGCCGGCGCGGCACCGCAGAGCGCTCGACCCGCATTCCAGTGATCCTTGCCGGGCGCGAGATGCCAAGTCGCCCCGTGCCCACGCTCGGCGCCGTTGCGTAGGGCGCCCGCCTTGGTGACGACAAGGAGCGGTTGCGCGCACGCGGCGGCAAGCTCGGCAGCGGTCAGAGCGCGCTCTTTGTACCTGCGTCGCATCTTAGAGGCCTCCGCTAACGGTACAGGTCTGGATCAGCGCTCGGCGTGTGCCAGCCGAACATTGAACCGCACTTCATCGCCTCGGCTTGTGCCTCGTCCACGCCGCGTTCTGCGTTGAGCCGGGCCGCCATCTCGTGCGCCGCTTCCTTGCTCTCGCACAGCTTCAAGGGCGTGTAGCCGGGTATGCCGCGATGGATACCGATCAGTCTAGGCTCTGACGGCAGCACAGAAAAACTCTCGGGCGGCAGCTTCTGGAGCGTGGCCAGAACGTCTACGGCGAGGTGGCGGTTATGCTTGCTGCGGTTCGGGTGGCTGATCATCGGGTATCTCCTGCCCCTGATACTGCGAGGCGCCAGACTGATGGGTGGATATGTAGCACGACCGCTTGCCTTTGTAAAGGTGCTGTGCTATTTATTAAATCATGCAAGTTGTGCAAAACGACACCCTCGGGCTGCTGATCCATGTTCACAGCAAGTACCACACGCTGGAGGCTCAAAGGCTCGCCCTTGAGACGGCCGACGTGCGCGGGACCATCGAGGTCAAAGCCAGCGCGAAGGACATTGAGGCGGTCATCCCGCGCCCGTGCCCCGGTCGCACATACGCCGTGCTGTGGCTTTCCCTGGTCAACATCAAGAGGGGCGACGCCAAGCAGAAGCGCGAGCGCATCATGGCGTTTGTGGACTACGTCCGCGAGAAGGGCGCCGAGATACTTGAGATCGGCAGCGGCCGGCGTACAAGCGACACAAAAGAGCGCCGCGCAATGCTTTCTGACGCCTTTGAGGCCGTCGCACGCGGGCGCCAACCGAGCCACACCGCCGTGCGCGGCCGACAGAAGCGCAAGTGGTCAGACGCGCAGAAAGACATCATCTGGCAAGAGTGGTTCAGCGTGAGGAATGAAGAAAACGACGACGCGGCCAAGGCAGCGAGCAAGCGGCTCGGTTTCGCCGTCGATCAGTTCGTGATGTGGCACGTGGTGCGCGACATGAAGCGCGCCGCTGGTGAGCCGAATGCAACCGGCGCGAGCGGGCGACCGTTCCGCAAGGCAACGAAACGTTAGGAGGCGCGAGTGCTGGGGCTGACACGACTTGAAATCGTCTTGATCGCCGCTCTCTCGCTGCTTGTGGCCTACATGTATGACACGCGAATTTCCGCCTCGCGCGCCATCGCCGCCCTACAGAGAGA